GTGACGTGCTCAGGGCTCAGGGCTCAGGGCTCAGGGCTCAGGGGCTCGGCGTGACGTGCTCAGGGCTCAGGGGCTCAGGGGCTCGGCGTGACGTGCTCAGGGCTCAGGGCTCAGGGGCTCGGCGTGACGTGCTCAGGGCTCAGGGGCTCGGCGTGACGTGCTCAGGGGCTCAGGGGAGGGGGTATGGTTCAACAAAAGCGCCAAAAACTGACAGAAACGGACAGAAAACCGGCCGGAAGATGCATAGAGTGCTCAATTTTCGAGCAAAAAAGGGGAAAAAATAGGGGTTAACCCCTAGAAAATACCCCCACGGGTATGAAAAATCACCCACCACGGGAACAAGGCCCCACCACACCCGTCGCTCGAAAAACCACCACCCCCTCGATCCCAGGCTCGCGCCACCAGCGTACAGCACGCCGCGCAGAACCCTGGGGTACACCCCCTCGCCCGTTCAAATTTTTTCTCCACGCACCCTGGGGTACACCCCCTCGCCCGTTCATTTTGCTACAGGCGATTTCCCCTATGCGTCTGTCCTTTCCCATCCCTCCAACGGGTGATGAGATTTGTAACAAATCGCGCGTATCGTGATCGCCTTGTTACAACTTGCATAGCAGTACCCATGCCATCCGAACTCGAAATACTGACCCGATCCATCGTCAACCAAGAGCCCGAAGCGGATGTGATGCGCGTAGCCTGCGCCGTCACCTTGGCAAAAGCGCACTTCATCACGGTCGGTGTGCACGAACTGATCGACCTGCTGGACAAGAGTGCAGCCCTCTACATCGAGAGCATGAGGCTCCCCCCAGATCGCGTGGAGGCGGCGATCCAAGCCCTACAGCGCGCGTCAGAGACCTACCAGTACCTCCAGAGCCTGCCGGAGTGATCGGCGCCCCCTGGGACCGCCCAGGGGCCTTGCTGGCGCAGTCTGAGGTCTTTGGTGCAGCACCCCGCCCACTCTACGCCCGCATCAGTGCAGCGGCGGTCCTCCAACCCCAGCCTCAACGGCTGCGGAATCGACCACCTCGTTGACAGCACGCCGGACGGCCTCGACCGAAGTCTCGTTGCTTGCCAACAGCAGACTGAACCTGTCCTCGGCGCCTACGCGCGCCAGGACCATGAACTTGACCCCTGGGTGCTCATCCATGAGACATGCGAGCGCGGCATCAATCGTGTCGTTGATCTCACCCAGGTCATGCTCGCCCATTTTTCACCCCGCTTTTTGCTGCCGATTTTTCACCGGGATTTTTCACCGGGATTTTTCCTGCGGATTCTTCACCCGGATTTTTCGCCCATGCTTTTTCCAGTGATTTTTCACCATCATTCTTCACAGGCATGTTTTCTGTTCGTTTTTCAACCAATCCGAGTAAGGCCAATTCTTCGATGATCTGTTCCACCCGGCGAACCGACATGCCCAAGTAGCTCGAAATCTCTCGCTTCTCGAATTTGCACTCGTACAACCTAGCGATCATTCGCTTTCGGGTGCTGACTTCATACGAACTCAATTTTGGTATTGCCAACCAGTCGCCACCAAACTCCTTGCTCAGGCGCCGAGCGGCCGGCAAGCCGATGAGCCGAGCGATCACCTGCCCTTCCTCGGCCTGCTCGGGGACGTAGACATTCGAGATGTCCCCGAACCAGGAACTCAGGTTCAGCGTGGCAGTGAAGCCGACCACTGCGGCCACGTCATCGAGCGTGGTGTTGCGTACTGTCATCACATCTCCTTTCTCCCCGAGAGGGGCTGCAAAATTCTTGAGCGTTTTTTGCTCAACTTTTTTCTTGGGCGTTTTTCGATCAACTTTTCCGTCCGGCCTCAGAGGTAACGGGTAACGGCAGGTAACGGACTTTTCCTATTCCGCTGGCTCCAGCCATATATAAAAAGCGTAGTGTTTCTACTGCGTATTTCTCTCTTTTTTCTCCCATTACCTGACGTTTACTACTTCTCTGTTACCCTGTTACCTATAGAGAGAAAGATAAGTAAAATCAACAACTTAGGTCGGTAACAGGGCAACCCGACCACCGTTACCTTTGCGGTTACCTTTCAAGGGTGCCGTTACCTTTTCAGCCGAACAAATCGCTCACGTCGTCATGGGCGAGCGTTTCGTCCAGGTGGCACCTCAAAAACCCGTTGGTAACAGATGCCGTCCCGACCGCCACTCCCTTGACCCAAGTGCGCCTCGGCTCGCCCCTCCACTTGATGAGATAGGGCACTTTGACCCACCCCATCTTCATGAGCACCTTCGCCACCGAGTACCACTTGACCTCGATTTCCGGGTTGATCTCCCTCACCGCGCGGGTCAGGTAGGAGGTCACGATCACGTTCTTGCCGATCCCCAAGCCACCTGCTTCCAGGGCTGCGATGACGGCATCTTCCTCGTCGCTCAGGCCCATCGAGATCATGGATTTCTTCTCGTCGGTGGCCGGAGCCGAGCCGTTCGGCTTGAAGGATTCGGGGATCGGGAAGTCGAGAAACCACTTACGAATCTCACTACCGAAACACTCAATCGCATCAAACAACGCATCGAAGTACGCGCCAGCATCGCCGCCGAGCGCTTCCAGCAACTGCTCCCTATCGGTAAACGGTGTGAACACGATGAACCAACGCCGGTCTGTGTCGCCAATCGGCAACGCATCTGAGTGGTTCGTGAAGGCGATGTAGTTCATGGTGTTGACCACGTTGTACTCATCCTTCCCCTTCGCGTGCACAGGGACGCTGTTGTTTGTCACATACGGTTTGAGCGCATTGAGGATGTCATGCCTGTTGTGGCCGGTGAGCTTTATTTCCTCCAGCACCCCGACACAAGCCCCGTGTGCCCATCCGGTGAAGTCTGTGCCGAGCACTTTGGGTGAGATGTCCTTGACGTTGGCTTGCCCCAGAGCGGCCACCATGATCCGACCGATGACGGTCTTGCCGTCCCCTTCGATCCCCTTGATGAGCGGCGCCCAGCGCACCTTCACACCCGGCTTCTGGACTTGGTGAGCCATCCAGGACAGGATGATCTGCACAACGTCCGTGCGGCCACCTGCGATGATGTTGAGGTGCCTGCGGATGAGGTTGATGGCGTTTTTGCCACCGGCTGTGAAGGCTTCGGCTGTTTTGGGCAGGCTCGACGGCTTGAACGAGTTGACGTACTTCACCCCACATGTCTCAAAGAGGCGGTCGGCCCACGGCAGGTACAAGGAGCGCGTCACGGTCTCGATTTGCACGTCTTCGAGGGCGATCCACGAGGCCGACTTGCTGACCTCACCTTCGTCATTGGCGACGAAGCGGTTGTAGCGCGCGTTGAACGCCTGCATGGTCAGTCTCTCGTCGGTCTCCAGGTGCACGAACTGATCGCTGTCGGTCTCGTAGACGTAGTTCTCGCACCAACCCGGCGTCTTGCGTTCGGCAGTGAGCCTCACCGGCGCAACAAGCTGGCGGCAAGCCGCGATGGGCAATTTTTCCCCCAGGCTCAGGAACCGCTCTTTCAGCATCTCCGCAAGAGCGGCCCGGTCCACGTCGGACAGCCGCTTGTCCTTGGAGATGCCGTGGCACACCTTCTCTCGCAGTTGAAAGTCATCTGGCGATTCCGCGATGGCTTTTTTCCACGCGGCTTTTGCCTCGTACTTCTCCAGGGAGCGCACCTCGCGTGCTTGTTCAACCGCAGCCGCAGCCTGCTCGATCACCTCCACTGGCACGTCATCGAAGCCGTCCGCATTGACGCCGGTGGTGTCTTGCCACCCCGACCTCTCGGCCTGGGCGTAGAGCGTGGCGCGCGTGATGGCACGACCTCGACCTTCGCCACCCTTGATGTAAGGCCACACGCGATCTGCAAAGAACTTCTGCTCGTGCTTGGGGTTCTGAGCGGACCACTCGGAGAACAACTCGAAGCCGTCCTCGGAGCCACCAGTGGCTTCGTGCACAGCGAACGCGAGGTCGCGCCACTGATCGTAGTCGGGTCCGTTCGCCTCGCTGTCGTTGGGGATGGAGAACAAGGCGTTGCGCACGCGCTCCAGGCTTTCACCCCCACCGGTGCCGCTCGCCTCTACGGTGGGGCGCTCCAGCTTGGGGACGGGCTCGCTCGTGGACCAGTCAACCTGAGTAACCCACTCCCGCCCCATTGGGGTGAGACCGAGCAGTTCGTCCAGCGGCTCGGACTTGCCGGCCAGCGGCAAGATGAACTGGTTGCCATACTCACCAACGGCCACCTCGTCCTGCTTGGGGAACACCTCAACTTGACCCTTGGCGATGCCACCGGCACCGCTCTTGATGTCGACCGTCGAGAGCACCCCGAACATGGCTTGGCGCACGCAGTAGGCGTCCTGGGGCTCATCCCACAGCACGTAGATGTGCAAGCCGTTGCCGCCACTGGAGCGAAACGGGATGCCGCGGTAGCCGTCGAGCGTGAGCGCGTCGAGCAGGCCCTGTGCGACGGTGCACATCTCGTCCCACGGGGTCTGCCCCTTGTGGCTGTCCAGGTCGAACAGCGCCAGCCTCGTCGTGGACTCCCCGGCCTGGATGGGGCACACGCCACGCGCCGGCCCACCGGTGAGGTGCTGCCGCAAGCGTTCCTTGGTGAGGGGGTCGTTCGTCCAGCGTGATGAGCCGTCTGCGACCTTGACCGCAGACACGTCCCGTCTGACGCGGGAGAGGATTGGCTTGAGTGCGTCGATGAGGCGGTCTGTCATCCGACCTCCCCCGCCGCACCGTAGCGGCACAGGTAGAGCTTGGCGCACAGGCGCACAAAGGTGATGTCTTCTCGGTACTTCTCAACAAGCCCATCGTAATCTGGGCTGTTGGGACTGTCGGCCTCGGCCGCAGCGATGCGGGTTTCTTCGGCAACGAAGTCTTCAAAGGAAGGTGTCATGGGCTGGCGGGCCTTTGGGTTACGCCCTCTGGTGGGGACCGTTCAAAAGCGCCAGCCCTCCCTCGTGCTCAGAACACGAGGTGAACGGCCCCCACCGCAGGACTCTGAGGTAGGTGTCTTGTAGGCTGGCTGCGACAATTCTATGTCGCAAACGCCAAACGCCAGTTACTTACATCAGAACGCTGTCGTCAATTGGCAACGGGCACATGGTCGCCAATTCTTCGATGCTGATCTTTGGCACTCGCCCGCGTGTGCGGGCGTGCATGACGGCAATAGCCTCTACGATGCGCAGCCCCTTGAGTAGGGTGGTGCCTGTACGCTCGCATCCCGCGAGTTGGTAGAGGTAGTTGCGCTTTGTACCCGACATGCGGGCCAACTCGTTCTGTTCATCCACGGTGCACCGACGTAGGACTTCGAGCAGCGGGGTGGGCGTTTTCATGCTTTACAGTTTCGCATTTGCGAAGCCTATTTACAACCCTGCGCCTAAATGGTAATGTTGCTGAACACATACGCGCGTAATGGAGAGCACCAAATGGACAACAGACTCATCAACCTTCGGGAGATCGTGCGACAGCGCGGTGGCGTGTCTCAACTGTCGCGGGACATGGGCTACAGCAACCCTTCGTTCCTGTCGCAAATGCTCGGGCCGAACCCAACGCGGCTGGTGACGGAGAAGACGGCTCGCAAGTTCGAGAAGCTGCTAGGCATCCCTCTCGGCACGCTCGACCGCGAACCGGGTGAGGCGGCTCAGGCGCCGGTTGACGCAAGCGTGCAGCACAGCACCTCGGAGATGGTGGCGCACGTCATCCGTGTGGTCGGCAGAGCGTGCGACGAAGAATCTGCCCAGCCGAACACGGAGAAGTTCGCCAACGCGGTGGCACTGGCTTACCTAGATGCCGCGGAGCACGGCGGGCAGGTTCGGGAGGATCACGTCAAGCAGTTGGTGCGTCTGCTCAAGTGAGTCGGCGGATGGCGTTTTCACACTGCCCTACCGGGTACGCACCCACTCGGTCTTGAACGATGGCACCGATACGCTCACATTCGCGCGCTGCGGCATCGACACCGGCCTGCCAGCCCCACCACGCCGCGTTGAACATCTGCACACCATAGTTGCCGTTCTCGTCTTTCCAGAACAGAGCATCGGGGGTGCCATCTCCTTCGGCGTTGTGGTCTGTTTTGCCAGCGGCTTTTCGCTGCAAATAGTGCTCGTATGCGGCCTTCTCGAAGGCTTGTCGGTTGCTCATATCTTCTCGCTTTCAACCTTGAGGATCACGCTTTTTGCTGTCGTGTAAGCCTCCCTCGCCCGATCTAATTTTGTCTCGACGTAGTTGCGACCGTAAGAGCCGGCCTGCTTGAAGTATTCAGCCTCCACCATTTGGAGTGCCATCTTCAATGCGACAAGCAACTCGTCACGTTGTTGCTGCAACCTAGCGATCCGGCTGCTTTGCTGCTGCGTGGTTGACATCGGTCTGATCATTGGACCTCCTGCGGGTCAAATATCGGCATGGGGTGGTAGTGGGTAAAGAACCCGCTGCTGTCCACAGTGCCGATGGATGCGCTCTTGGCTTCGCGGTTGATGAGGAAGCACTTCACCCCTCGCGGGGTATCTGAGGTGATCGGCTTCCAGTACGTCTTTGGGTCAACCAAAGCCGTGTGCGTTGAGTCTAGTTTTTCAGTCATGACTGGTTGGGTGTGTAAGGGTGGTCAGGTTCTGGTTGCGGGTATTCTTCCGGCGCATCCAGTTCGTCGTCGCGGTCGTCTTGCCAGCGGCGGCTCCATGCCGCTTTTGTGTCGGGCTGGCTCATGGCTTCGGCTCCTTCAGAATCTGCGCTTCCAGCCACGTCACCATGCTGCGCAGATCGTCATGCAGGTAATCGGGGAGTCGGTTTCCGCTGGAAAGGCCCCACGACTCAAGCGCACTCAGCAGGCGCATCTGGGCGAGTATGTATTTTTTGTCCATGTGTGCTTTCTGTGTGGATGGCCCAGTGAGGGCCATCGTTATCAGGCGGTTTGTGACGCCTAATAACGGTTAGGCCCTAACATCCCTGCGCACTGCGGCACGCATCTGTGCCGCGCCATCGGCAATCGTCACCTCACCAAGGCAGTGAGACAGCGCGCCCGTCAGACCGCTTTGCATGGGCATCGTGAGCATTGCCACGCGGGCCAGCAGCTCAGGCAGCGGCACTTCAAAGCCGTCGCCAAGATCAACGATGGATTCACAGGCCTGCTGCGACATCTCGAAGTAGGCGTCATCGTCACTGCGGATGTGCTCGGGGTACAGCAGGCGCAGCAACTCGTGCATTTCCAGATCGTCAAGTGGGTGCGGTTTCTTCATGTTGGTCCTCTCGTCGTTGTGGCTGCATGGCCTAACCGTTCGCTCAAGCGGACGCAGAGCGCCGCTTAGCTGTCTGGTTAGGCCCCAAACGCATCGCGTCGCATCTCTTCATGCCACTCGGCCCGCCGATCGTCTTGACGGAGCGATGCCGCGTCGGGCTCGTGCAACTCGGGGGGTTGAAGTTGTGCGCTAGACCATTCTTCGGCGTCAAAGTCGGCCAGTTCTTCGGCGTGTTCTTCGGCGCCATGCGGCCACTCGATGACTTGCGCTTTGCATTGGTCGACGGTCACCGCCCACTGAGACAATTTCTCGGGGTTTTTGTCGAAGAACCCCTGCATGTCCTTGTTGTGGCGCGCCGCCATGTGTTCGGCCATGGCGCGGCTTGGTGCAGCGTGAAGATCATCAGGACCGGGGATGCGAATGCACCAGAGTCCTTCTGTTGTTTGGTTCATGTCGTTCCTCTCGTCGTTGTGGCCACCAGGCCTAACCGGGCGCTCAAGCGGACGCCTTCGGCGCGCGCTTAGCTGTCTGGTTAGGCGTCACTTGGCTTGCCGCCGCATCGCTCACTCATGCAGTACGTCAAGCGGCCTAGTTCCGTCAAGCCGTAGCCTTCCACGGTGCAGGGCAACGGTCCATTCATGCGTTCGGACACCTTGCGCAACAGACCATCAGCTACCAACGCATCGGCGCGCTTCTTGGCCTTGGTCTGCATCATGTATAGCGGGCTCTTGTTCATGGCCGCTTCAACTTCCGCCGAAAACGCCCGTTCAAGAAGGTCAAGGTCTTTGCTGTTCATCGGTTTCCTCTTCGTTCATCACGTAACGCCTAACCGCCAGTTCAACCGGACGCCAAGGCGCCGGTTAACTTATTGGTTAGGCCTCAGGGTCCGTGGCGGGGTTGCTGAAGAAACCGTCATCGCGCGGGGTCTGGCCCTCCGGCATGATCTTTGTGGGAAAGCCTGCTGCCTGGCACTCAGCGGCCTCATCAAGCGCGTCTTGCGGCGGTTTGGCTGGACATAGATGCGCCGAGTTCATTTCCCAGTCGGTGCCCAGTTCCTCGATACCGCAATTGCTGTCAATCCACACCACGAACAGCAAAGGCCTTTCCGGCCGTTTGGTAGTCGTCGGTTGCTTCTCAATGACGTGGTTCATCTGGCTCCTATCCGGCCCACTCCGTGAGCCTCCGAATCAAACGCTCGGCCTGGCGGCCCAGCTTGGTGTGGTGCCCACGGTGGGCGGTGTCGGTGGCATGGCCTAACCGGGCGCTCAAGCGGACGCAGAGCGCCGCTTAGCTGTCTGGTTAGGCGTTACTTGGCTGCGAGCATGGCGGCGCGGCAGGCGTTCCACCCCTCTGCATAACCTGCGGCCTGACCGGAACAGTAGTCGTACTCTGTGCCATCTTCAACGGGTGAGGCAATAGCGTCCGGCACGCTCGGCGCTGGGCGGGTGTATAGCTTTGTTCCTGGGGTCAGCAAGAGCCCTGTTTCAATGATGAACCCATCCCTGTCAACATAAGCCACCGACGCACCCGTGGCGGGCTGCTGGGCCTCTGCCTGCGTGGCCTGGGCTGGCTGCGGGGTGGTGTAAATCTTGGTGCCAACAGGGGCTTCGTCTGCTCTGAAGCAGGCCATCGTGAAGCCCGATGTTCCCGGCATCGTGCCTACTTCACCAATAGGCTCACCCTGCACCTGAGAGCAGGCTTGCAGGGCGAAGGCGCACATTTGGTCGGCAGTGAAGCCTCGCAATGCTTGCGTACCCACAACGATTACGCCTTCAGGCTCTGGCAGCGGCGGCAGTTGGTTGGTGTCTTTCATCTCTCGCATCTGGCGTGCAGAGAATGCAGGCTGATTGCTCTTGTCGGTCTTGATGTCGTGGTGGGCTTCTGCTGCCCATACGCCGCGCATGAATGTGCCTCGGTATCCATACGACTTGCTCTGCTTCAGGTAGGCTTCACGGCGCTCATCATCTGTCATCGGCACCCGCTCAGGGCGCAGGGCAAGGATGGCGCGGGCGTAAGCACGGTGCGCCTGAAGCATTACGCCAATTTGTTCACCCCACTGCTCTACAGTTACGGCATCAATATCAGCATCCGTCACCCCTGCCCATTGTGGAGCGGCTGTGAGTGACAAAGATGCTTGTGAATCAGATTCGGCGTTCTGTGCTCCACAAACCAGCATGGCCTCCCGCATCTGGCGTGCAGAGAATGCAGGCTGATTGCTTATATCCGTCTTGATGTAGCCAAGATCAGGCTCAGGCAATTGGTTGGTGTCGGTCATGTCAAGCTCCGTTTGTTAAGTGAATGCCCTGCGGCAATGCCCTGCCGCGTTTGAGCTTTCCGTCGTCCAGGCGGGAAACCTCACCGTTGAAGGTGCTGAACCTGTGCAGGTTGGCGCACTCGTAGCGGCGGTACGTGCCCGCCTTGCGCTTGCGTGTCTCCAGCACCTCGACCCAGGCGTTGCACTTCGGGCAGTTCATTGAATACTCCCGACCCACGCCCACAGCCACCCTCGGCCACCTCGCCCCGTGGGCTCGCGGGTGCCAACGATGCGAACGAGCTTGTGGTTCGACAGCGAGCGCAAGATGCGACCAACGCTGTAGCGGTGCGCGTCGGTGACCGGCAGACCGAGATCGGTGCACAACTCAACGATGGTGTGGGGGCCTGTCAGAAGCAGGGTGATGATCCGCGATACGCGGTCGGCGTAACGGTGTTGGCTCATACCGCAACCTCCATCTTCACGAACGGATGGTGGCGGTATCCCTTGATGTGGAAGTCGTCCAACTTGTAGCCGTCGATGTCGGTGTTATCGGTGAGGATCACCAACTGGGCCTCGTCACGGATGATGTCGCGCCCCAGAACCTGCCGCATCTTCTCGACGTGGTTTGAGTAGAGGTGCGCGTCACCGATGTCCACCAGCAGGCGGCGCGGCTTGAGGTTTGCGGCACGGGCGTACAGGTGCGTGAGCAGTGCGTAGGCAGCTACGTTGAACGGCAGGCCAAGAGCCACGTCCGATGAGCGCATGAATAGCTTGAGGTCAAGGTGCCCGTCGTTGGACACGTAGCACTGGTGTGTGTGATGACATGGGGGCAGCGCCATGCGATCAAGTTCGCCAACATTCCATGACGTGACAATGTGTCGGCGGCCATGGGGGTTGGTGCGAAGACCCTCGATGAGCGTCTTCACTTGGTCGAACTCCTTGCGTAGCGGTGTGCGAGAAACAAACTCAAAGCCGTCTCGCCTCTTAGCATTCTTGTTGCCGGTCCACAGATCGGAGAAGTTCTTTGGCTCAATTCCATGTTCATCACAGAACTCGCTCACGTTCGTAAAGGCGAACCCTTCACCATTGCGGCGCACCACGTAGAGCCACTCAGCCTTGGCCGACGCATTCTCTTTGTCACTCACGAAGCAACAGGTCTCAGGTGCATACCTGAACCCGTCCCCGAGAATGTCCTTGTCCAAGACCTTGCGATAACGTCCGAGTTCGAGGCAGTAACCGGGCAAGTTGCTAAGGTCTCCTGCAAAGGCTCGGAACTCAAGCCAGCGGTCACAAACATGAACGCCTCTGGCTCCGTAGCTCTTATAACTGATGTTCTTCGGGTCGTAGCAACGACCCATCATGCCTTCCCAGGTCTTGCCAAAGCGGCTCTCACCCTTTCCAGCACCGTTGCCAATTCCAAGATAGGTCGCCTCAACGCCATCGCGCAGACGGGGCTTGGGTTGCGGGATGTTGTCCGGCCTTGCGCCCCATCGACGCCAGTTGAATCCATACACAGGGCCGAGGTTTCCATTCTCATCAGCCCAGGCATCCCACAGCTTGCTACCGCGCTCGTTCAGCCACTTGACGTTTGTCTGTCCACTCAGGAAGAACAGCATCTCCAGGAATGCCGTCAGCCACCGCGTCTCCTTGGCCGTCACCAGGGGGAAGCGTTCGCGCAGGTCGAACTCCAGGTTGGCACCGAAGACGGCGAGGGTGCCGACTCCGGTACGGTCGTCGCGCAGCTCACCTTCCGCCAAGATGCGGGCGACGAGGTTAAGGTACTGTTTCATGCTTCACTTCGCTTTCTTGAGGGTTATTCGGAATAGGTAGCCTTTGCCACGGGGGCGGGGTAGACGTTCGAGCAGGCCCGCCGCGTCCAGGGTTTCGGTGTCCTGCCATATCGTGCAGTGCTTCGGGAGCACGCCTGTGATGTACTCGATCTCGGTCATCATGTCGTGGATCGACAGCGGGCGATCCGCTTGAAGCAGGATGTTGATGAGCAGGCACACGCGCTTGGCCGCTCCGACTGTGCGGTCTTGCTTGCTCATGCTGCTTTCCCCAAGTTACAAACGCCATCTCCGCGGGCAAGCCGCTTCTCTGTGCGGTGCTCGGCGTCTTCAATGAATCGCAGTGCGACGTTCTCGATGACCTGTGCGTACAGTGCGAGAAGCGCCTGCACAACCTCTTGTTCATCGGCTTCGAGCGCCGTGCGGCCGGTCAGTCTGCGACGACCGATCTCTTTGAGCGTGTCGCTGCTGACGGTGCAGAAGTCACGCGGCTGACCACCCAGCACACCGGGCATCGCGGACAGCGCCAGGATGAGGTTGTGCACACCGAGCACGGCGCGGAACTGCCCCTGGTCGGCGCGACCTTCGCACAGCGCATCAAACGCCGGCCGGAGAACAGTGAGCCGAGCAAGCTGGTCGTTGGTGGGCATCAGTGCGCTACCAAGCACAGCCACAGCAACCGTGTCTGATCTGATTTGGCGCACCTTGCGGTGGCAGAACTTGCGCATCACAACCACTCCTGCAACAGGACCAAGCCGCGACCAAACAGATACCCTCCTGCGAATGCAGCGACCACCTTGAGCCACGTGCGACCACGCGGCGCGTCTTCTTCGAGCGGCCAGCCGAACGTCGAGAAGACGACGTGGTTTTCAACCTTAGTCGGATGCGGCAGCGGGTGGTTGCGCGCGTCGAGTTGTTCAATGAGTTCGTCGTTCATTTGAAACTCACCTTCCGTTTACGTTTGGACATGGCCCCCAAGTCTCCGAGTGCCTGCTTGCGCACGGCCTCATCGCGTGATGCCAACTGCTGTTGGCGTTGAGCTGATCGCTTGGCCGAAATCTGCGCATCGCGCACCACGTCGGTCATGTCGATCTGCGCTTTGTAGTTCTTGTCAAAGGGGTTGCTCATGCAGCCTCCTGCTTGCGACGTGCACGCAACAGGCGCATACGCTCGGTGTCTGTCATTGAGGGTCCGGGGCGCTCTGCGTCTGGGGCAGACCCCCAAGCCCACATCGGCACGATCAAGCGACCGGCGCAGTCGGCACCCCACGAGTGGATGTGCACCTGCTCGCGCATCTGGTTCATCCAGCGGCGGATTGATCGGTCTGGAATGCCGAACATCGCAGAGAGTTCGGTGTAGCTTGTCGGTACTGCCTGGAGGCGACTCACGATTCCTGCTGAGACCACCAGGGTCATGCGGGTGCGCTGTGTCATGTCCGAGTACCTTTCAACAGAGCATCCAAACGGCGCACACGCGCCAAGTTGTAGCCCTCCATCTGTGTGTAGAACTCCTTGTTGCTCTGTGCAGTCAGCAGTTCGCGGCGTGCAAGTTCCAATTCGCGCTCGGCCAGTTGCTTTGCATCCGGTTGTTTGAACAGTTGTGTCAGTTTGGAAATCACGTTTTGTCCTTTGTTTGATTCGACGCTTACAAGTTTATGGCAACAATGCCAAACATTTCAAGCGTTTTGCTAAAACACAACACTTTGCTGTTGCGAAACGCCAAACGATGTTTACACTTCGTTTTGTCAACTTTTAGCAAAGGACGAAACGAAATGTCTCTCGAACAGACCCTTGAACAAACCAACGCACTCTTGCAGCAAGTCATCACGATTTTGCAAACCGGCGTTTCGGCAGCTACTGAACTCGGCGCACCTGAAGTCAAGCAAACCCGTGCTCGCAAGACCAAGACCGACGAAGCGGTTGCTACTGAATCGACCTACTGGCTGATTGAAAAGCACAACACGGTCTACGAGCAAAAGGCCGGTGACTTCACACCGAGCATCGAAGGTGCCGTTGCCGTGACCAAGGAGGTGTACGACGCAAAAAAGGCTCAGTTCGCGGCCCTGGTGAAGACGGCTCCTGCTGCTCAGACCCAAGCCGCCACTGCCCCTACCTCGCCTACTGCCGAGGTGGTGGTGGACGCTGCGCCCGAGAAGACGGAAAGCGCACCGAGCCAAGCTGTCGCATCTGCGGAAGCCGCACCCCAAGCCTCGACTGCTGTTGACTTCCAGGCTGTCGTCTCTGCGATGACCGCGCTGTCCAAGAGCGACAAGCCCGGTCACGGTCGTGACGGCGTACTTGCCATCTTGAAGAAGTACCTGCCCGGTGAAGAACGCCCGGTGGTGACCAAGCTGGCCCCGCTGAACAAGAACGCCGAGATCGTGGCCGAAGTCAACGCACTGTTGAACGCCGCCGAAGTCGAGTTCGATCCGCTGGGCTAAGACGATGGGGCATTACCACGCCGTCCTCAGTCCTTCCAGCGCAGCGCGTTGGACCGACTGCACCGCAAGTCCCGAGGCCCAACGCGGCCTACCCAACGATTCGTCCCCTGCGGCCCGCCACGGCACCTGCGGCCACCAACTCTCGGCTGAGTGTCTGGAGTCCGGTGCCGAGCCTCACAGCTACGTCGGCCGCGTCATGGGGTTCCCCAAGGAAGGCCGCGAGGATTGGGTCGAGGCTTTCCCAGAAGGCACGCAGTTCGAGCACACAGAGACCGTCACCGAAGAACTGGCAGATGCCTGCGTCAAGTACGTCAACTTCGTTCGCCAGCAAGTTTCGCTGGCCGCTGACCACGAGTTGATTGTTGAGCAGCAGGTGCCCATCGGTCACATCACCGGCGAGCAAGATGCGCGCGGCACGTCCGACTGCATCCTGATCGCAGGTGACACCCTGACCGTGATCGACCTCAAGCTCGGTCGCTCCAAGGTCACGGGTTACGAGGTGGTCCAGCCCGCGTACATCGACCCGCTCACCGGCGAGGACATCGCGCCGGTCTTGCAGATGAACCTGCAAGCCGCGCTGTATGCCCTGGGCGCATACGAGAAGTTCGGCCTGCTGCACGACATCCAACGTGTATGCGCCGTCATTGTCCAGCCCTACCTGAACTCGGTGTCCGAGTACGAGTGCAGCCTGGACGAGTTGTTGGCTCTGGGCGACTGGCTCAAAGCACGTGGCGAAGCGACGCGCAAGAACCCCGAGTTCAAGCCGAGCAACGACAACTGCTGGTTCTGCAAGGCCCGCTTCTCGTGCCACGCCCGCAACGCTGCCGCTTTGTCGGCTGCGGTGGACGGCTTCGATGACGTGACCACTGCAAAGCCAAAGCCGCTGCCAGTTCACACGCTTGGCGACTGCTACCGCATGGTCCAGTTCGTTCGCAAGTGGGCTGACGACGTGGAGCTTGAGGCGCATCGCTGCCTCATGGCCGGTGAGAAGGTCACCGACTCTGAAGGCGTGCAGTACGTGCTCAAGCAAGGTCGCAACAGCCCCGCCGCCTGGGACAACAACGAGGTTGTCGAGGCTTTGGTCAAGGACTTGAAGATCAAGGAGGACATCGCGTTCACCAAAAAGCTCAAGACCCCCAAGCAGCTCGAAGACCTCGCTGAGAAGCCTGTAGCCCTGGCCGGCCGCAAGCGCAAGAGCGACGAGCCCAAGAAGCCCATCGGAAAGATCAAGTGGCAGAAGTTGGCCGAGCACATCAAGCGCGGCTCGCCATCCCCTGTGATCGCACCGAAGTCCGACCCGCGACCCAACTACGTCGTGCCTGACACGACCGGATTCGAGTCTGTACCGCCCGCTGACAACAGCGACCTTTTCTCCTGAAAAACCGCAATTAAAAAGGAAATTCCAAATGGCTATCGTGATCCTCAAGAACGTCCGTCTCTCGTACCCAGACCTGCACAAGCCGGGTAAGCCTCTGAACCCCACTGACACCCCCAAGTACGGTGGTCAGTTCATCTTCGCACCCGACTCTGAAGCAGCAGCCGCTGCCAAGAACGCACTGACCCAAGCGGCACAGGAGGTGTTCGGCGCCAACTGGCAAGCCATCGTCGGTGCGATGGAAAAGAGCAAGAAGTGCCTGCGCAAAGGTGACGAGAACCTGACCCGCGACGGCGCCGTGCGCGACGGCTACGCCGGCAACCTGTACCTCGTGGCCCGCAACAAGGTCAAGCCTCTCATCATCGGCCCGCTCAAAGACGCCAGCGGCAACTTCCCTGTGCTGACCGAGGAATCGGGCAAGCCCTACGGTGGCTGCTTCGTCAACGTGAAGGTTGACGTGAAGGCGATGAAGGCCAAAGAGCAAATCCCCAACCAAGTCTACGCGACGCTGCTGACCGTGCAGTTCGCGGGCGACGGCGAGTCGTTCGGTGCGGCCCCTGGCACTGCCGAGGGCTTCGATGAGGTCGCGGGCGCCGAAGCCGTTGGCGCATCCGCCGCCGACGATCTGTTCTGACCACCGGGGCTTCGGCCCCTTACCAAAAAGGAAAACCTCCTGTGAGCTTCACCATTTACTCCAACGTCGAAATCCCCAAGACCCGCCAAGCCGGCCGCACCAGCAAGTACCCGTTGGGTCAGATGGAAGTCGGTCAGAGCTTCTTCGTTACGCCAGATGACGACGAAACCGTCGAAAAAGCTGTCTCTCGTGTTGGCGGCAGCACGCAGCGGTTCCGTCTGAAGAACAAGGACCACAAGTTCTCCGTGCGCGCCACTGTGCACCCCGAGAACGGCCAAGCCGCTGTCGGCGTTTGGCGCGTCGCGTAAGCACCCTGGTGTTTTCGCAGACGGCCTTTTTACAGGGGCCGTCTCCAAAAACAAACAGACCTTCCGAATGAAAAAAGCCCTCGTCCTTGACCTTGAGGTCTACAAAGACTACTTCCTGTGCATGTTCAAGTCGGTGGACAGCGGAGTGGTTCGCGCCTACGAGCAGTACGCTGACCGCCCACTCGAAACGGCTGAGATCAAGCAGATTCTGGCGCGCTACACCATCGTCACCTTCAACGGCAACAACTTCGACATACCGTTGCTCATGCTCGCTCTGCGCGGGGCGAAATGTGCCGAACTCAAAGCGATGACCGACTGGATCATTGTCGGTGATCACCCAGGTTGGGAGGCTTACGACCACTTCGCACTTGAGCGTCCCGATTGGGTTGACCACATCGACCTCATCGAAGTGGCGTTCGGTCAAGGTTCTCTGAAGCTCTACGGTGGGCGGCTCCACTCTCGCCGCTTGCAAGACCTCCCCATCGAGCCGAGCGCCAGCATCGCGCCGCAGCAGCGAGCCGACCTCTTGCGCTACTGCGAGAACGACCTGGACACGACCATTGACCTCTACAACCACCTGCTCCCGCAGTTGGACCTGCGGGCGGCGATGAGTGAGATGTATGAGACCGACCTTCGCTCAAAGTCCGACGCACAGATTGCCGAGGCGGTCATCCGAAAGCAGGTTGGGCAGTTGCTCGGTGGGCGTGTGTCTCGACCCAGCATCCCCGCGGGAACCACGTTTCGATACAAGCCGCCTGCGTTCCTGAGCTTCAAGACAGAGCAGTTGCGCAACAAGTTGTCCGAGATCGTAGAAGCCGACTTTGTGACAGCGCCCAGCGGAGCGCCCATCGAACCCTCCGCACTTGAAGGCGCCGTCGTCCGCATCGGAGAAGGTGACTACCGCATGGGCATTGGCGGTCTGCACTCCAGCGAGACCTGCGCCGCGCACTTCTCCGACGAAGACACCGTGTTGATGGACGCTGACGTTGCCAGCTACTACCCAAACATTGTTCTGAACTGCAACCTCTACCCAAAGCATCTGACCGATGCCTTCCTTTTGGTGTATCGCAACATCGTTCAAAAGCGTTTGGCCGCAAAGAAGGCGGGCGATAAGGTCACAGCGGATGCGCTAAAGATCACAGCAAACGGATCGTTCGGAAAGCTCGGTTCAAAGTATTCTGTTCTGTACGCACCCGACTTGATGATCCAAGTGACCGTCACAGGCCAACTGGCCTTGCTCATGCTGATCGAGGCTCTGGAACTGGACGGTCTGAGTGTGGTGTCGGCCAATACGGATGGCATCGTCATCAAGTGCGCCCGCAGAAGGTTACCGGACGTGCGCGAGCACATTGCAGGCTGGCAGAACGCAACGGGTTTTGAGATGGAGGAAACGCACTACAAGGCGATCTACTCCAGGGATGTCAACAACTACCTCGCTTTGAAAGCAGAAGGCGGCGTCAAGGGTAAAGGTGCATACGCCAGCGTATCCATCGCAAAGAACCCGCAAAACGCCATCTGCGTCGATGCTGTGAAAGCCTTTCTTGAGTACGGCACACCCATCGGCCAAACGATCATCGCGTGCCGCGACATCCGCAAGTTCCTGACCGTGCGAACCGTCAAGGGTGGCGCGATCAAGATCACGCGAACCAACTACGACGACACGCTAACACCGTCCAAGAAGCGTGACGTGCTGCTGGCGAACGGGATGATGCAACTTGAACCTGGGCCGTTGAACAAAGCCAAGTTCGACTACATCCCGGACGGCTGCGGATACGACGTGGAGACGGCATACCGGATGCTGTGCGGCGAAGACGAGTTCACCTACATCGGCAAGGTTGTCCGCTGGTACTACGCAGTCGGTGAGACGGGCGCTCTGCACTACAAGACGCAGAACAAAAGCGGCAATCGAAACAAGGTGGCGAACAGCGACGGTGCCAAGTGCCTGATGGAACTGCCAGATGAGTTCCCGAGCGACGTGGATCACGGGCACTACATCAACGAAGCGAATCAAATTCTCAAAGACATAGGGGCGATGTGATGGGCGAAATGGCTGACTTTTGCAACGACCAAATGCAAGACGCATACCCCGACTGGCTACCACCCGGAAACGGGATGCGGGCGTCGCCTCGCTACAGGCCGAGCGTTTACGGACCGCCATTGGTTTGCAAACACTGTGGGAGCGCAGACGTGTACTGGCAATCGGTCAAAGGCCAACACAAGCTCTACGACAAGACCGACTTGACACCTCACATCTGCAACAAGCGCAACATGAACACAGAAGGATTTGATGATGTGGATTGACTTGATGACTGACCTTGAAACGACGGGCCTACCACCGGACGGGGCCATCGTTTCAATCGGCGCGTGTTTCTTCGACATGGAAACATGCACCATCGGCCCGACCTTCAACCGGGTCATCAACCTCGCCACAGCCGTGCGCGACGGTGGAACGATGAACCCCGCAACGATCATGTGGTGGCTCGGCCAGTCAGACTCCGCGCGCAAGGCGATCCTCTACAGCACCGAGGACATCCGCGTCGTGCTGACTGACTTCACGGCGTTCATCGCAGAGCACAGCCGCGTACAGGACGTGCGCCCGTGGGGCAACTCGAACAGCTTTGACCTGACGCTGCTCAACGGGGCGTACATGCGGGCCGGCATGAAGACGCCGTGGTCACCGTTCCGCGAGCGCGACTTCCGCACTGTCCGCAACATGTACCCCAGCGTTGAGTACAACACCGACGCGAAGGGTGACTGCGCGCACAACGCTCTCGAAGACGCCATTTTCCAGGCCAAGCATCTTTTTGCCATCAAGAACCGCAACAAATGACTGAAACCGTCCGCGAAAGCGTCATCGAAGCGCACCTCGTCAAGCGTGTGAAAGAGCGCGGAGGTATTGCGTACAAGTTTACGAGCCCGTCTCGCCGCTCCGTGCCCGACCGGCTGTGCGTCATGCCCGGTGGGCGAATCGTCTTTGTCGAGTTGAAGCGCCCAGGCGGAAAGCCGACAGAGCAACAGGCCCGTGAGCATCAGAGATTGCGCGACCTGGGTTGCGAAGTAGAAGTTTTGGACAACAAAGCGGCCATCGACGCATGGCTTGAAAGGACCGTATGACATCCGTTGACATCTCCACCATCAAATTGTGGTTTGAGCGCGCCGTTCCGACCCCCACCGACAAGAACCGTGCTGTTCAAATCGGAGTGCATTACGAAGAATCCAGTGAAATGCTAGACGCCACGGGCGACTCGTTCGATGCCGAAGAACTCCACAGCCTCGCGGGACGATACAAGAGTGGTCGTGAAATCGTAATGGTCCGCGACAAGCAAGAACTACTCGACTCCCTGTGCGACCAGATCGTCACGGCAATCGGCGTTGCCCACATGTTCGGCTTCGACATCACCGGTGCGCTCAACGAGGTCAATCGCAGCAACTGGTCGAAGTTCCTCGCTGACGGCACGCCGCTGTTCGATGAGAACGGGAAGATTGCCAAGAACCCGCTGACTTACAGCAAGCCTGATCTGTCTGCGTTTGTATGACTGCGTTCGTCCCCCGCCCCTACCAACGCCTGATCGAGACCTTCGCACTCAACCACCGCAGGGCGAACATCTTCGCGTCCCCCGGTATGGGCAAGACGGGCGCCAGCTACAGCGTCTTCGACACCCTGCGCATGATGGGCGAGGTCAAGCGAGCCCTGGTGTTGGCGCCAAAGCGCGTGGCCGTGTCCTCGTGGCCGAGGGAGCGGGAGAAGTGGGTGGAGTCGTTCGGCCATCTGAGTGTCGCAGCCGCCATCGGCACGCCGGACCAGCGGCTCGCGGCTCTGCGCAGCAACGCCGACATCACAGCCATCAACTACGACAATATCGAATGGCTGCTCGAACAGTACGGTGACGAGTTCCCATTCGACATTGTTTTTGCAGACGAGTCCACACGACTCAAGGGCCTGCGCGTGTCGCTGCAAACGAGTAGCAAGGGCAAGGAGTTCATCAATGGTCAAGGCTCCGGCCGCGCGAAAGCTATCGCCAAGGTCGCACACTCCAAAGTGCGACATTGGTACAACCTGACCGGCTCACCCGCACCGAACGGAATTGTGGACCTCTGGGGCCAGCAATTTTTCATCGACGGTGGGCGGCGTCTTGGTTCTTCGTTCACAGCCTTCTCGAACAGGTGGTTCCGATCAGTTCCTGGAGGCGACGGCTACAGCCAGATTGAACCACTGCCGCACGCACAGCGCGAGATCGAGCAACTGATCGCACAGACCTCTATCACCGTTGAAGCGAAAGACTGGTTCCCACTGGAGCAGGTGATCGAGCGACACATCATGGTTGACCTACCACCTCGTGCTCGGCAGCAGTACCTGGAGATGGAGAAGGAGTTCTTCACCGAGGCAGAGGGTCACGAAGTCGAGGTCTTCACAGCCGGATCGAAGTCTCAGAAGTGCCTGCAAATTGCCAGCGGCACGCTGATTCACGACACCGAGAAGCGCCTGTGGGCGAAGGTGCACGATGAGAAGCTGGAGGCGCTGAAGTCTGTCGTGGAAGAAACCAACGGGGAGAACCTGCTGGTCGCCTACCAGTACAAAGCCGACCTCGAACGCATCCTCAAAGCCTTCCCAAAGGCCAAGTTCCTCGACGCCAACCCGAAGACCGAAGACGACTGGAACGCCGGCAAGATCAGGATGTTGGTCTGCCACCCGGCCAGTGCCGGCCACGGGCTCAGTCTGCAAGACGGGGGGCGCATCCTGGTGGACTACTCCAGCAACTACAACCTGGAGTACGACGAGCAGGTCATCGAGCGCATTGGGCCGACCCGCCAGTTCCAGTCCGGCCACCCTCGCTCGGTGTTCCGCTATCGCATCGTGGCGCGTGACACCCTGGAGGAAACCGCGGTCATCCCCGCTCTACAGCGGAAAATGAGTGTTCAAGACTGTATCAAAAACGCGATGAAGGTGCGAAAAACAACTTGACATGATTTCGCATTTGCGAAAAACTGAACGCATTGCTAACAACAAACCGTGGACAGTGTATGCAAATTGCAGTAGGTCAGAAGTGGAAAACCAGAAGTGGTGAGATCGTAACCGTAGTTCAGAACGACAGGCACGAAGACTATCCGTGGGACTTGTCGAACGGCGAATGCGTTACCTTTGAAGGTAGGGTGATCGGGTCCGGCATCGAAAGTAGCAGCGATCTCATTGAGTTGATCGAATCGCCACTGGCCGTCCAAGTCGGCGGTTCGCACTACAAAGACCTCGCCATCCAGCCGGTCGTGTATTGCCACAAGAACGGTCTCGGAACCTGTGAGTCCAACGTCATCAAGTACGTCACCCGGTGGAGGGCGAAGAACGGCATTGCCGACTTGCAGAAGGCCCGCCATTACATCGACCTGCTGATCGAGATGGAAGGGGGTGCGGTATGAGCTGGCTCGTCCCATACCTCGTAGGCGGTCTGCTGGGCACCATCTGCATGGCGATGCTCTACGTCTCCCGCAACGCCGAAGACTCGGACGCGGTTCGTCTGGACCACCTCACCCGCATCAATGGCTCGCTCACCTCGTTCACCGACGACGCCGGCGTGACATGGTGGTCGGTGGTGCGCAACAATGCTGTCATCGGCTGGAGCAGCAAGACCCCGCGCGAGGCTATCGACAGTGCGATGCTGTCTTTTCAGACTGCGAAGCTGAAGGAGGGTGCCAATGGCTGACATCGTTGACATCACCGCTGACCGAGAAGAACACAACATTGCCCACGCTCTGCGCGCCGCGCGCAAAGTTGAAGCCCCTGCGGCCACCGGGCGGTGCTTCTTCTGCGACGAGATCGTTGCCGACTCGATGCGCTTTTGCGACGCGGAGTGTCGGGATATGTGGGACCGTGAGCGGTCTCGCAAGGGGTTTTGATGGCCCAGCGCAACTACCCTGCGGGCGCACTGGTCCGGGTCAACGACATCTGCCGCAACCCCAAGACCGGCGCGGCCGGTATCCTACCGCTCGGCCGCTCCACGTGGTATCGCTGGATTCAAGAAGGCAAAGTGCCCGAGGGTGTCAGCCTCGCGGGCACGGCCACGAAGGTGTGGCCCATCGAGACTGTGCTGGCGCTCGCCGGTCAGGCCGACAACTGATCTATCCGGTCAGCCAGGAATTGCAGAGCACGCCGACGCTCGTCCGCGTGCTCTGCGTGCGTATAGGCGGCAACAACCGCACTGCGCTCCTGGTGTGACAGCAGCAACTCCACCACCTCCCGCGAGAACCCGTGCTCACGCAGCAGCGTCGCCGCGGTGCTGCGCGTACCGTGTGGTGAGAACTGCGGCACCCCGAAGTTCAGCCGCTTGAACATGTGGTTGAGCGTGACTTCTGCGATGGGCCGACCATTGCCGTTCACAAAGCGCGTCGGGAAGACGTACTGACCGTGACCGGTGATCCGCTTGAGGTAGGTCAGCAACTCGACCGCCTGCCGAGACAGATACACCCGGTGGGGCTTGCCGTTCTTCATCCGTTCCTCGGGGATGTCCCACAACCCCTTGTCCAAGTCGAATTCCGGCCACTCGGCCAGCCGCAACTCCGTCTTTCGCACCATCGTCAGCATGAGCAGCTTGGCGGCGTAGACCGTGATGATGGTCGCCTGCCGCTGACGGTTCAACTCCGTCCAGAACGCACCCAACTCCACCTCGCTCAAGTGCCGGTGGTGGGTGGCGGGCGGCACGGAGATGGCACCGCGTACTGCCGTCGCCGGGTTGCCGTCAACCAGCAGTTTGCGAATGGCGAAGTTGAAAACCTGCTGGATGAGTGATCGACACCGGTCTGCCGTGGTCGGGATGTGCTTGTTTGACTCCATGATGGCGAGCACGTCGCGCGGCTTGACCTCGGTGAGTGCTTTGGCTCCGATGCTCGGGTTGATGTAGGAGTCCAGAAACCGGATGCACTGTGAGCGGTACGCCTCCGACCGATAGAACAGCGTCTCCTTCACCCAGGTCTTTGCGAACGCCTCGAAAGTCGGCACGTCCGGCTCCGGCTCGCGCTCGGCCTTTTTCTCGTCAGCCGGGTCGATGCCGCGCGCCACGTCCGAGCGCAGCCGCTCATGGAGGGTTCGCGCATCCGCGATGCTGATCTGGGGGTACGGGCCGATAGTGAACTTGGGGCGCCGGCCCGCCAGCCGGTACGTGTACCTCCACACCTTCGAGCCCCCCGGCAGGACTTCCAGGTACAGCCCGCCACCGTCCGTGAGCACATAGGGCTTGTCTTTTGGCTTGGATGCGTTGATGACGGTCGGCTTGAGTGTGTAGTTGATGTGTCGTTGCTGTCCCATTTTTGGCTCCACGATCTTTCCAGAGACCCCATTGTGGCACCATGCGCGCCGACCGTGGTGCCAACTATGGAGCCTTTGGAGCGGGATGGACATGGATTGTGTGGGACACCCAGGGACAAAAAAGCCAACTGGAATCAACAAGTTGGCTCTTAAATGGGACAGTCTGGGATGCTCTGAAACGTCAACCAATGTGCTCGATCATGACATGTAAATTCACGATTTTGCTAGGAGAGGTTGTCGTTTTGATGCCAAATTACTGCGGCATGGAGCCAATCATGGAGCCATTTCAGACATCAATGATTTCAACCGTCAGCGATGGCGCCGGCCCCTCAATAGCTCCGTCCCGAACAAATACGCGGTCTCCGACTGTGGCGGCTCCGCGCGCAGGCATGATGCCACCTCCGGGCATCTCAACCTGGGCCACGCCGCTCGAAATCGAGGTGACGATGCCGATCATCAAGGGGCGCTGCGGCAGCAGCGAGATCAGGCGGGCGTAGGGATTCATGCGTGCACCTCCAGGGTGATTGCTTGGCGGGTGTCAACGGCAGACGCGCCGACTGTCACCTGTGTGGATCGCACGATACCCATGTGCGTGTCGGCACCGTCCACGTAGCGCACGAACTTACCGGGCTCGATCACGCCTGTGCTCCCCAGGACCGGCAGGCTCAGACCCACCGTGGCGATGCGGCCGGTGTCTCCGAGCACGGCGATACCCCGCTGGCGACCTGCCGCGGCAGCAGTGATGAGCGGGTCTGTGACCATCTGCGCCACGAGCGAGCCGTCTGAGTCTGCGCGGGTGACTTGACACAGAACCCCTGCCTGCTGACCAGAGACGAAGACTCGGTTGTAGGCAACCTTGTCGGCCCAAGACATCGACTCGCGCACAGAGACTGCCGACGGGAGTTGGAAGTCGGGAGTTACGGCGCCCCACTCCCACGGTGCCACCGGGTACTTCGGCAAGATTCGCAGCGTCGTCCCGGTTCGGTCGGGTTGCAGATAGCCGCCCACCGACTGAGCGATGGCGTTGAGCGCGGAGATGTGTGTACCCTGGTGGGCGAACACACCTGCCGGCACCAGCCAATCGGTCAGGCCCCACTGCACATCCCAGCCCAGCGAGACACCGTTGTAGGTCAGCACATCCTCGGCCAGTTGGTTCGCGGTTCTATCTATCGTGTTTGTGAATGCGATAGCCGGAGCATACGGCGCGTCAAGCACGGCGTTGCGACCTCGGCCGGCGATACGCAGACTGTTCGCGCCGAACGTGCGCTCGCGGCTCATCGACTCCACGATGAGCCTGAACGCATTACCGTTGACGCTCGCCAACAGCTCCACGTTACCTGAGCCGTTCGGCTCAACGAGCGATTGCGCCTGCATCGGCAGCGTTGCGTCGAACGACCACGCCCACGAGGATGCGTCAAGCGAAAGAGACAGGCTCTTTGTCGTGATGGGGGTGCCGTCAGAGACGCGCACCAGGGTGACGGAATTCAGCACAATGTAGACCCTCTGGATTGGTATGACGACAGTCGCGTCCGGTTGCTCGGTACTGTAGTCGCCACACTGGAAGACCAGATTGCCGCCGATGACGGGCGGGAAGGAAAACAGCAGGTGAGGGTTCGGCGTGTAGCAGGGCGTTGGGCCGGGTGGGCCGGAGGGCTTGGACGAGACGCCAGGAGGGGGCGGCACACCCTCTTGCCACGCAGACCACCACGCCACAGGAAGGCGCGACGCAGGCTGGAAGCTCGACCACTGGCGCACGCCCAGGCCGCTTGCTTGCTGCCAGTAGGTGCGGCGTGCCGCCCGCTTCGTGCGGTCGCCATCTTGATGTCGGAACAGCGTGTCGTCCTGCACCCGCGATGCGTTCTCGAACGCCGTGTTGAGCACCCTGCGCACAGCCCTGTCAGCGACCTGATGGGCGAACACCTTGCTGTCGCGCATCGGCGCGGCGTCTTGGTGCTGCGTGGCGGTGCTCACCCGCAAAGGCTTGAGCGTACCCGCCTGCCGATGCTCGACCCCCGGCGTCAGGCCGGTGGCGCGTTGCCAGAACGCGGCCCACCCGTGCGGGCTTGCCGTCGTATCGTGCTGCCGGTGCTCGGCGCCTGTCGATGTGGGCTGTGCGACTTGGTGGCTTGAGCGGGTAGCGGCCACGGTGGGGCGCTGGGTGTTGCTGCGGTACTCCACATCCGCCACCACAGTCAGCGGGGAGAAAGTGCCCGTGACCACCACCTTGTCGATGGACCTGACGCGCACCGAGACGGTAAGAGGCGCGAATGTGCCGGTGATTGCGATCTCAACAACCGCCGGAACTTCCGGCACATCGCCGGGAGCGCCCCCGAAAACGAGATCGGTGCTTGCGGGTGCTCCCGCCTCGAAGATGAGGTCAGTCGGAGAACCTGGAACTTCTGGTGCCTCATTGTCATCCGAGACCCCAAATAGCAGCGATGTTTCGGCGGGTGCCGGAACGGCAAACAGAAGGTCTCGGCTGTCCACGTCTCACCCCAGGTAGCAGGATGCAAGGCGCAACAATCCGCCAGGGTAAAGCGAGGTAGCCTTGAAGATAGCCTCGGCTTCGGAACCTGAGCCCTCCAAGCCCGCATCCAGGTCGAAGCACGGCAGGCCATCCCCGTTGAACACCCGGCACCATGTCGGCAACCCGCCCGCCAGAATCAGCCCGTCCTCAAGCTGCGACAGCGACAGCACGCCAGAGGCGACAGTGCCCGCCGGGGTCGCCAGCGTGATGATGCACAGGGGCGCACCAGCGGCTGGCGTGGCGATGTTGGACGCCCGTGCTCCCCCGAAGACATACAGCTTCGCAGGGTTTGGCCCTTGGTCAAGGAACGACACGCGACCGACTAGAGCAGCCTCACGGAATGCGGCGGATTCTTCAATCACGGCATCAGCTCCGGTGTCAGGTTGTCCGCCACCACGCCGCGATACATGCCGGTGTGGTCGTATGCGAGCACTGTGTAGGTGCGATCCACGGCGATCTCCTTGAACTCGTAGGCGCCCGTGACTGGATCGCTCCATGTTTCACGCATGACACGGCTACCCGGCATGGACAGCAGCACCACGCGACGCTTGAGCGGCGTGTTCGCGGGGGTGTTCTTTTCCTTGACCGTGCCCGTGATGCGGCCCCGGCCACCATCGTAGATGTCGAGCGGGGAAGGTAGTGATGCGGTGACGGGCTGCGTGGAGCCGATGACATCCTCACCGATCAGCGTTGGCTGCGCTTGTGCGCCACTGCGAAGTGGGGTGGGGTCATAGTTGGCCGGAAGGACACCCGCTCCTGCAACGGAGAATGGCGTCCACGCAACGGTGTACCCCGTGGATGTTGGGAGGGTCGCGGGGTTCGGCAGCTTGGTGAACGTGTCCCCACTGCGCTCGTACACGGACACGAACGGGGTCGTGCCCTCCGCGACGGCGAGGTGGTTTCCATCTGGGCTGAACGCCGCCCTGTAGGCGCCACCTGGAGCGTCGAGGTCAGCCAGCAACGCGAATGCACCTCCACTGAGCTTGTAAACGCGCAGACCTCCAGTTGTGCCGACAGCTAAGTAGGTGCCGTCCACGTCAAAAGCGACATCTAAAGCAATCGAAGAAGGTGGCGATGCAGGATTCGGCAGTTTGGTAAACGTATCCCCACTGCGCTCGTAAATTGTCAGGTAGGGCGAAGTCGAATGTGCGCACGCAAGGTATAACCCGTCTGGACTGAACGCAACACCTTGACCCGCACCCGGAGGCAGCGATGCAGGATTCGGCAGTTTGGTAAACGTATCCCCGCTGCGCTTGTAAATTGTCAGGTAGGGCGAATAGCCGCCTGCGAGAGCAAGATAGGCCCCATCGGCACTGAACGCAACTTGTTCTGAGTAGGGGGCAGGCTGTTCGCTTCCGTTCGTGAGAAAGGTGTAGGTGCCGCCAGTCTTCTTGAAAACACTTAGGTATGGAGTGTAGTTGCGAGCAACCGCGAGAAAAACCCCATCGGTGCTAAACGCTACATTCTTTGCATCGCTTAATGCCGAGAGATCAGGGGCACTTGCACGAAAGAGCTTGTTGCCACTGATGGCGTAGAGGAGCACCTTGCCACCGCCGCTGTAGTCGGCTTCCGAAGCTGCAAGAAAAGCACCATCACTGGAGATGTCAACTGAATTCAACCGCCAAGTGGGTTTGGATTCCACAGGCGGTGCCGCACCTAGCGCAGACCCGTCGAAACCGTAGGTGGTCAGGAAGTCGCCCGCAGCGTGCCCCACAGCCAATCCTCGCCAATTATCACTGGCCATTGCAGCGTCGAGCGTAAAGAACGCCGACGTACCAGGGTACTTCGATGCCACCGGGGTGCGATACCGCGTCTCCCAGGCCGCGCCGTCGCTGCTGTATTCCAGAGCGAACTTGTGCGCGAATGCGACCTGCCCTGGCCCCGCAACTCCCACGCTCGTCACGTCCTTGGTGACGCCTGCGCCGAAGTCCCACACGACAGCGAACCCAGGCAGGCGCACAGCGTCACCGTCCCACCGAGCCGAAGTGCTGAAGCTGGCGTCGCCAAGGTCGGTCAGCGACCCGCTGACTGGCGCCACGACAGCCGACACCGTAGCGGCCCCATCCACGCGGGTCGCCCCCTCGTAGAGCGCCACCTCTGACAGCTCAAGGTCGCCGCCTGCGAAGGTTTCGATTCTGGCGATGCGCCAGTAGCGTGCTGCTGGCATGGATCAACCCCACGGGCCGGTAATGTCGAAGAACACGACCGCCGCAGACGCCGTGCCGCCAGGATCTCCGCATTTTACAGCCATCAGCTTTCGGCCTGCCATACCGCCCATACCATCAATCTTGTTGCGCCAAGCAAAGGCTGAGTGGCAGTTCTGTGGCGTTACATACAGGCCCCGCGAGACGCCGCGCAGGGTAGCCCCCCGCTCAACAATCAGTTTCCTGCTGAGAATAAGACCGTTGTCCGCGCCGTTCGGGTATTTGGGTGTGATTTCACTACCACCAGCCCCTGACAATACATTTCTTGTAAAATACGCCTCCCCCGCATGGTCGGCAAATACTGCGCCGCCAATACCTGTGTACGACCGGGCAACGTATGGCCCTGCTACATTTTCCAGAGCAACAAACTCCGCAGATAAGTTCGAGGGTCCGTAGCCGCCAGTGATATCAGACAATGCACACGTAAGTTCACATGCGAAGGGGTCCGAAGACTTAAACGAGTCGAAGTCCCCAAACCCCCAAATCGCACCGGAACTACCGGGGTTATACGGACTTGCGTGCGTGTGAAGCCAGATCCGTGTGCTGTCGGCCACGACTGTCCAAGCTCTGGCATTGGTAGGCAATGAACTGCTCGCCTTGGGCCACCACCCAGGATCACCAGAAGGGAACGGCCCAGTACCTGTATCCAGGTCTGACATCGACTCATATCCCTTCACTCGACCGTTGTACACATTTGTGTCGTCTACGCGCAAGAACATGCGCGTGCCGGTCACATCGGTGGATCGGTACGCGGCCAAGTTCGTTCCTGAGAACGGCTTGGCCCACCCAGCGGGGGCGATCTTGAACGTGATCGTGCCCGTCGCGGTGCCGTCAGCGATGTCGGTGGCGTCGAACGTGATCGTGTTGGTGCTGGTAGTCAGCACGCGCTTTTCGCCGTTCAGGCCGGAAGGCGTTGCGCCTGTAACCAGCGCAATCACGTCAGGCTCGAAGCTGTGCCCGGCGCTGAAGTTGGCCGTGCCGACGCCGCCCGACACGGTAACGCTGTCAGCGGATTTCAGCCCGAAACCGTCAACCAAGCACGCATCGAGAACCGCGATCAGCGACCCGGCTGTGCCGTTCAGGGTGGGCGCGCCACTCATGGCGCTGTGAAAGTGTTTTACGGTTGTGCTCATGGTGTGTCCACGTCTCCGCGAATCAAGATGGTGAATGAGTCATCAGGCACGGTTTCCGGCCCTTGCTGAACGGTGCGGACGACCCACACCGGGAACTCAGCACCGATGGTGTTGAACCGCAGCAGATTGCCGGTGCTCCACCCCAGACCCCAGCCCAGGGCAGGGATCGAGAAGTAGGGTGCGCCCGTGTTCGGGTTGAGCGGCGCGCAGTCGGCACTGGTGTTACCCGACGCGATCACACCCACGTTCTCACCGATGACATTGAACGATGTGCTGTTGGTGAACTGCACGGCCCATCGCTCTGTCAGCGCACCACGGTTGGTCACCGCGATGGGGTGGGCAACAGCGTTGAAAGTGCCGGTGGCCGAAGACCCAACGACCGAATCTGTCCACGAGCCGTTCCAGGTGGCTTGATCAAACACCACGCTGGTACGGGCGAAGCGGTCACCGGCCACCAGTGCGCTCGACACATAGCTGCCCAGCGGGTAGGTGTGGGTCAGAGCGCGGGTGAAGGTGATCTGGCCGGTGATCTGCGCCTCGCGCACCATTGCCATGTCTTCAATTCGATGCTCAATGGTGACGGGCTGGCTGTACCCTGCCACGTTCGTGAACGTCACCGTGCCCGCTTCCAGGTCGGTGGTGTAGCCGCTGTTGATCACCAAGCCGTCGGCACCGATCACGCGCACGCGGCTCAGTCGCACCCGAGCGCAGTCGATGGTCTGAGCGTTGCTCACCGTAGCGGTGAGGGACGCCGTGTGCCCCACCACGGCAAACTCACCGCTACGGAAAATCGGCACGCGACCGTCCTGTGGCAAGCGCACCGGGTCCAGACCCAGAATGTCCGCATCCAATGGCAGGTAGGTGTACGCCGTGGCGTTGTAGCGCAGCGTGTCAGCCAGCGCACCCGCTGCGCCGAACTCGACCTCAACCACGCCGGTCTCGTAGTTGACCGTGCCGGTGACCGTGGTCGGGTTGGACCAGGAACCCGGAATGCTCAAGGGAAGACCGCTCGGCACCCACTGAGAGTTCACCACGGTGGCATTGATCACCCCCGCAGAGTCTGCCGTGATGTTGAACGTCTGCCCGCTTTGCATCGTCCCGACCAGCGAAAACGAACCATTGCGGATGGGAGCCACGGCTGTGCGAAACACGATCCGGCTGGTCGTCTGCGTCACCCCTCCAAGCGGTTGCGTGATCAGGCCCGCGCTGTAAGTGAATGACGGTGCGATCCCAGCCGTCCACTCGGACAGCCTGACGTTGCCGATCAGGGAATAGTTGATGTCGTAGGTCCAGTAGGAGGCGATGTACCCCACAACCGTACCGATACCGGTTCCCGGCAAAGGGTCACGCTGGATGTTGTCGCCTGATGTCACATAGACGCTGCCACCCATCTGGAAGCGACGCCACACACCCTGAGCAAAGATCATCTCAGGCGTGAAAGTCGTCACCTCTGGACCGCCGTCAGCAGCACCGTACTGAGCCTTCGCCGCAACCGAGAGCTGCCCCGTCCACCATGCCCACGGCGGCGCATTCAAGGCGTCTGCCGGGCCGTTGAGGATGGTCAGAGTCAGCGTGCGAGTCTCGTCCGACCGCTGAGTCCAGATAGCAGGCTGACCATCATCAATCGGGTTGTAAGCGGTCCAAGTGCGCTGCACGTCCTTGAAGCCCGCCACCGACTTGACCAGTGTGCAAGCACCCGTGACATAGTTGATCGTGCCGACGACAAGGTTGCCCGTGATGTTGGCAATAACGAGGTTGCCCGTGCTGTCATCGAACACCCGCAGCACCCGAGGCGTCACGCTGTCGATGTCGGGGAAGTTGCGCACCACATGCTGACCTACGACGGCGAACTCGACGGCCCCGCTCTGCGCGTAGCCGCCCAGCGAGAACGACCAGTTCGCCCCCGAGTCCGTGAACGTGTTGACATCAACCTGGGTCAGCACCGTGTCCGTGATGGAGACCGTGATCTCCGTGCCTTTGGGCGGCAGCGTCGTAGGCGACAGCCGGATCACGCCACCCTGGTAGTTGACATTGCCAACCCCGTACCCGCCGAGCACGCCCAGGCTGTTGTCCGTGACGGTGCGCTCAGTGCCATCGTTCCAGGTGATCGACAGAGACCCCGGCTTGATCGGGCGCGGCAATGGCCCGTCGCGCAAGGCCAGCGTGAAGTAGAAGCGGTCCTTGAGCGGGTCCGTCGATCCTGCAATGACTGTGCTGATGGGAGTCGATGACTCCTTCGGCGCCCACCCCAAGATGATCTTGGTGCCCACATCAGGCAACGCGCCGAGCGTCACCGTCATCGTGCCGCTCCCATAGTTCAGAGTGCCCACGCCGATGCCGGTCGCAGCACCGCTGATCTGGCCGGTGCCGTTTTCCTTGAGCACGTACCAGCGCCCGCCAGAGCGGTAACTGATGTCCAGGCTACCCGGCGCCGGTGGCGGGTTGAGGGTCACCACGTAGCTCAGTCGCTGCGTCTCTTGCTCAACCGGGATGCCGAAAGACTTGCTGATGACAGTGGGCGCCTCGGCAGGCGTGAAGGTGACCGTGAACGTCCCGGCACCAGTGCCCCACACGTTCGTGGTCAGCGACATGACACCGTTGGCATAGTCGCATGTTCCCACCTCGCCCAGGTCAGCGGCATTGATCAGCGCACCGCCCTTGTCAGTCAGCGTGATCCCGTCGCGCACGACAGAAAGTGACCCCGGCAGGAAGCCCCCGCCGATGAACATGCTCGATGCCGTCGTGAACGCATGGCTGAGTGTCTGCACCACCGGGCCACCCGAAGCGGTCAGCGCACCCATCTGCTGATTCGTGCGGGCGTCTGCGATGGGCGTCTCCACCTGGGCGCTCGGCACGAGCTGCGTGTACACACCCGAGGCGTTGATGGTGAAGTCGCCCAGCCCTGCGGCCTCGGTCAGCGGCACAACTCCGAAGTACCTCGCGGCATCGGCCACCACGGTCTCAAAGACGCGCGTGCGGTTCGTGTAGCTGATGTTGCTATCGACGAAGTAGGCTTGGTCGTGCCCCGGAAAATCGAAACGCAGGGCGTCGCTGATGTCCACCGTGATCTGGTTGCGCTTGAACTCGACGGTCTCGGAATGCGTGAACGTGCGCACGGTGGCCGACACCGCTGTCAGGCGCACGTACTGCTCACGCATCGCCCCGCCCACCGTTGCGCGCAGCACCAGCGTCGTGCCAACCGTCGGCAGGGGCTGAGACTCGCGCCCCAAAAGCGTGATCGTGCGCTGACCGGTGAGGTGGTCACCGTACAGGTACTGCTGCATCGGCGGGCCGACTGTCAGGAACGACTCGATGCGCGTGCGTGCGTCGTCTCGGTCATCAAAGGTGCTCTCGGTGCTGAACAGCGTCACCGACACGCGAGGGTCGGAGGGTGGCTCGGCCACGATGACGTTCGTGCCCATGTAGGTGTCTACGTCGTCGGTGTCCACCTTGGCGAAGACCTTGCGCAGATTCACGCGGCCACCAGCCCGGTCTAGCTCGGAAACGTCGGGGAAGATGGCGTTGCTCACCCCGTCTGCGATGACGGTGCCGGTGGGGGCGCCGCCTCCTTCCGGCACGTCGGCCATGACGGCGGATTTCAAGAGTTTCACATCGCCGGATTGGATTGGCATCGTCAGACTTCCATGAGTCGAATGGTGCAGCGGTAGTAGTCCCCTGCTTCCACATCAGAAAAATGCACGACAGGCTCGGCGTCGATGGCGTTGCCGTCGTGATGCCGGAAGATCACAGTCCGGGGTGTCGAACGCAGTGTAAGCACCAACTCTTTGGCGGGAACTGCGGCCCAATTTCGCAACTGCTCAACAGTGCTGCGTGGGTGCCACGCGCTCTTGTCGTCTTGCGGCTGGAGGGTGATCGGCCTGCCGCCGATACGCGCAGCCACGTTAACGATGAGGGCGCCGGTGATCGTGCGCTCGACCGTCTGCTCGACCGGGTGCCACGAGTTCTCGTCTTCCCAATACAAGTCCGGGTGCAGTGTGACGGTGGTAGTGCCGTCGCTCAGTGTGATGCTCATGATGCGGTCCCTGCTGCTGACTCAAGCTGCTTGAAGATGTCGGCCAACTTGTCTGCGTCGGCCTGGGATGCGGTGTTGACGCTAGACGACTTGCTGCCGAACTTGACGACGACTGTGGTGGAGCGCCCGACGCCGGAGACTTTGCTGCCTCCGGTTGAGCCTCCCGTGGCGTCCATAGCCGCCATCGCAGCGGCGACCATTGCGCGAGTGTCTTGCTGCGCCTGAAGCGAGAAGGCCGCGGGGTTCAACTTCATCGTCCCCTCCATCCAGTTCTGTGCGGCCAGAGCCTGCTTGTATGCGGCCTGCGCCTGCTCCTTTGTCACGTCACTCAGCTTCCCTGTGTTGACCGCCTCCAGCACCGCAAACGCTTGGTCAACCGGCAAGTTGTTGTTGAACGTGCCCGCTGCCGACCCGTCTTTGTTGGCGATGAAGCCATCGCTGGTGTATCCGTATGGCGCGGGGTCTGTTCCACCCCCACCACCTTGCAATTGCCGCCGCCGTCGCATTGCGTCCGTTTCCTTGTCGATGGCCCCGGCGTTACGCTCTCGGTCGTCTGCCTCCTGGCCTAGTGACCGGCCGAGAGAGTCCGAACTATTTCGGTTTGCGTCTTTCAGCGATGTGCTGTTTTGCAGCGCCCGAATCTCAGACTCCAATGCCCCGACCGCTTGACCGCGAGCCTTCGCTTCGATGATCTTGGCCTCGGCCAACTTGATGCTGGTCTCCAACTCGATCTGAGCGGCCTTGTTCAGCGGCTCTGTGCGGCGCAGTTCTTCCAACTTGGCCTTGGCAACCTCAATGATCGACTGCTGTTCGATCATCTGCGCCTGTACCGTGGCTTTGATGATGGCGATTTCAACGCGCTTTTGCTCGATCTTTGCGTAGCGAACCGCGTTCTCGTCACCCATAGCTTGAGCGGTACGCAACATCGCCTCGACCTCTGCTTTACGAGCGCCGAGGCTTGCGGTCGCAAGGGTGATGTCGGCCTGCTGAGATTTTGCAGAAACCTCTTGCAGCTTGATCTTGTCCTTGAGCGCATCGTTGTACAGCGCGACCGCAGCGGCCGCATCCTTCTCTGCCGCAACCCATTCACCTTGCGTGGCGCGACCATTTCGATAGGCTTCGGCCACCTGAGCGGCGGCTTCTGAAGTAGCGAGCATCGTCTGCCGGTATTGCTCCAGGGACGCCGAGTTGTCTCGGTTCATCTGCTGGTTCAAACGCGCCTGCTCCAGTTGCAGTTGCGCCGCCATCGCGGCGTTGCGAGACGATGCCGCCTCCGCATCCAACTTCTCAACCTTCTGCTGGATGGCTTGAATCTCAACCTCGCGCCCCTTGGTGGACCCGTCCTGTGCGATGGCAAGTTTGACCATCTCGGCCAACTGAACGCGCATCACCGCGGCTTCGTTTTCACGCGCGGTTGCGACACGCCCGAGCGCGCCAGCCTTCATGTCAGATGCGGTCACTGCGGCTTGCAGCGACGCGGTTTCCTGACCGCGCAAACCAGCGAGGCGTTCGATAGCTTGCGACTCCAACTCGACCGCCTTCGCCTGCTTCTCGGCCACCGTCACGGCTTGCGTTTGCTGGGCTGCGAGTTCCGTCAACCTCCCGGTGAGTGCGACCCAGGAGCCCGTTGACGCATCCGCCGATCCTTTGGTGATGCGCTGTGCTTCTGCGAGTGCGAGCGCCCCAGCCTCGGTGGTTCTCGCGGTCTCTCCGTTCTTTGCAATCTCGTCCGTGTTGAACTTGATGGCGTCTTTTGTTGAATTTGCCGCCGACCCCAGACGACCTTGCGCATTGGCGGCTCGCATCATCGCTGCCGCACCTTCTTCGGTGGGGTTTACCATCTGCGACATCGCATCGGATACGGCTGCGATTCGCTCCCCGCTCTTTCGAGCTTCCTCGTTGAAGAACCCCCAGGCTTCCTTGAAGTCGCCTTTGAGCGCTGCGTTCAAGGCCACCAAACCCTTGACCATCAGTTGAATACCCTCGTATGCAGCTACGAGAGTTTGGGCGACCGCCCCAACAATAAATCCGAAAACCTTAAGAGTCCCGGAGAGTAATGCGAGTGCTCCGTTAGCCTCAGCGGTCTGCGCCGAAACCGTCAGTACGTTCTTGAACCGCTCCCAGGTCTGACGAACGCCGTCCGTCTCACCTTGTAGCGTCTGCAACCCCTTGGTGAACGCAGGGAAGAAGTCGCGCGCAGCGAGTTGCCCAGACTCCACCAACTTGATAAGTTGTGCGTCTGTCACACCAAGACCCTGGGCAGTCAAACTCAGCGCGCCTGGAACTGCATCGCCCAACTGCTGCCGCAGTTCTTCCATTGAGACGGTATTGTGGTGCTCAAAACCTTGCGCATCCAGATACAGGTGGTCTCCGGAAATCAGGAACCCGTAAAAGTCACCTTCGTTTTCGTATGCAACAGAAAACGCAACTTCACCAAGATTTGCGTGTCGCAACGAATACTCGGCCTGCGCATGTTGGCTCAACCGCAGGTACTCAGCAACTGTCAATGTCTCGGCCGCGCCCGCGCGGTTCACCCGCATCTTGTGTTCTTCGTTCACAACGAAGGATTCACCAACCTGCGGGGCGATGCGGTACATCGCAGACTTACCGTGCGCCAGCATCAGAACTACGCGCGCTGACCCATCGGGACCGAACAGCGACTCTCCCACACGCACCTGTTCGACCGTCTTGGTCGATCCGTCAGCCATGCGGATTAGAGTGCCGGGGGCGTGACAGCCCTTGCTGGCAATCTGCCCCAGAGCATTGAGCGCAAGGCTCGTCTTGTCGGCGCCGAGGCCCAGCGACGACGACGCGCGTGTCAGAGCGGTGAACAGCGCATTCGTGTCACCGAGCGGGATGTTCGACGCCTTCGTGGCCGCGGAGAACCGAACGAAGTCGGTTACCAGCCCAGAAATGGAGACGCCGGCCCCGACTGCCGTGCGGCGCAAGAATTCCATCTGCGAAGCGGCGACGGCCGAGTCCTTGTAGATCGCCGTCAGACCCTTGCGCATCGACTCGGCTTGCAAGGTCACTTCAATGAACGCGCGGCCCATCGCCTTGACCTTCTCCACCACCGACGCAATACCGTCAGCGATCAGATTGCCTGCCGCGATCTGACCCATCGAGTTCTTGAGCAGGCCGGCCGCACGGTCAGCCAAGGTGATCTGCCCCGTGGCCGCGCGCATCTCGCGCTCCAACTCTCGAATTTGCACGGAGCCGGACGACATCGCCACCTTCAACTCCGCACCGGTCAGACCAGCCTGCGACGAGAGCGTGTCCATCGCCCCGCGCACTTTCTCGATCTCGGCGCGAAGCTCGTTGGCCCCGCGCATCCCGACCGTTGAAAAGGCGTTAGTGATCGCCTGGGCGTTCTTGTTGGCACTCTGCTGGATCGCCGCCGTCTTCTCGGCTTCGAGTCGCACTGTCAGTGCCGCAGCCTCACGCTGGGCTTGGTTCTCGGCGGCGAGAGACTGCCGAGCCTGAATCTCCAAACGCTCACGGGTCTGACGCTGAAGCTCGTATAGCCTGTCCGACTCAGCCTGCTCGCGTTTGCGCTCCGCAATGATCGCGTCCGTCTTGGCCTTCTCGATGGCGCGTTCTTCCGCCGCAGCCTTCTCGCGCGCCGCCGCAGCCTGCTGGCGCAGACGAATCTCAGCATTGAGCGACGCGATTCGCTCGGCTTCGCTCTTGGCTGTGCGCTCGGATTCTTCGCGCGCCTTGCGCTCCGCAGCAGCAGTATGCTCGATGGCCTGTGACTTATCGCGGGCCGCGGCACCGGTGTTGTTGAACGCCTGGATCAACTGCGCTTGCGTCTGTGCTAAGTCCTGAGTCGCCAGTCCGGCCTGCTCGGTCTCCGTGCGCGACTTTTCCAACTCCCGACTGGCCTTCGCCAGTTCATCGTTGCGCTTGCCGAGCTGTGTGAGCGAAGCGTTGTACTGCCGCTCCAGTCGCTTCTCTGCGGCTTCAGCCTCGCTCAGAGACTGGTTGGCTGTGCGCTGTTCGGCCTGGAGCCGCTTGGTCTCCTGCGTCGCTGCGGTCTTGGCGTCGATCAACTCACGCAGACGAGCCTCGTACTGCTTGGTCCCCTTCTCCGCATCCCCCACGCCACCGCGCAACTTCTGCAACTCACCTGCGAGGCGCGAGACCTCCTGCTGAGATGCGAGGTATGCGGCGCCCGCCCGCTCTTGGCTGTCTGCGGCGGTCTCGGTCGCGGTGCGCGAGGCGGCGAGCCGCTGCGCCAGCTCATCGACCTTTGTGGCGGCAAGCCCCTGCTTATCGGCCACCTTCTGCGTAGCGTCGGCCAACTGCTCGAACGCACGCAGCGCCTCGGCCTGGGAACCCAGGCGACCGATCTCGTCCGCAAGTTTCTGGAACTCCGGTGCGGCATCGCCACCCTCTTGGGCGAGCTTTTGCACCTGATCCTGAAGTTTCTTGATCTCGTCGGCCCCCAGCGTTTCCACGCTCAGGGTCATCTTCACATCGCGGTTGTTGCCTGCTGCCATGTCGGTTCCTGCTCAAACAAAAACCCGCCAAGCCTCTCGGTCATGGCGGGTTCGGTTCGCGGGTTACCCCGCCGCGCCTGCGAAGGGCTTACTTCTGGAGCACCACGTTGAAGGGCTCGGTGAAGCCGGCCGGGGTCTTCATGCGACCGGGCAGCGAGACGCTGGCGAAGTCGTCTTGCAGGAAGTCGAAGGCCGAGTCGGCGGCGATGATCGCCTCGTGCACCGTCACGGTGTACGGCAGGTCGTCCGCGAAGTTCTTGCCGACCAGCTTGAACTTGGCGCGCAACTGCGCGTTGGTCATACCTTTGATCTCGTCGCCGGTCGTGGTGGCGTAGGCACCGGACACCTTGATGGTGCCGCCGGCAATCACGCTGTTGTCGTTGGTGGACAGCACCTTGATCCAGCCCAACTGTTTGTCGGTGATGAAGTCGATACCTTCCGTCAGAACTACGTCGGCGGAAGTATCTGCGGTGATGCTGGTGAAGCTGGCCTTGGACAGCGGAATCCAGGTGTCCAGAGCGGTCACAGTGACCACTTCGTCGGTCAAAGTGCCGCCCGTTTGCGACACGGCGGCGACGGTGCCCAGCAGTGCAATCGCCAAAGACTCACGGTTCACTTCCGGCAGGTCAACCGTCAAGTCGGCAGGCTGGGGAATAGCAACCGATTCGATCACTTGACCGTAGGTGTTACGACCCTTGGAGGTCATCTCCTTGAGTTCGACGTTCGGTTTGATCTCGAACTTCGTGCACTCATAGGGGCCTTGCCAAGCCTGTACAACACCACCCGCGTAGCGCGCAATGTAGAGGTCGCCGGCACCCAAAAAGCCGCGTGCTGCCATGAATTTCTCCTTTTCAGATGCCGAATGGCCCAATTTTGCTAAGAGTCTGCCAACAAAACGCTAAAGCGTTCTGCGGGACAATTTCGCAAGTCAAGGGTTGCTCAGGTCTTCTGCGAAAGAGACTTCGATAGCGACGCGCGCCTGCACCAGCGCAACGCCGTCTGCGCGCGGGCCGATGTCCTTACCCTGGTAGACCACCTCGACCACGGTGCCTCCAAGAGTGCGGCCATCCTTGAAGATGACCTTCTTGATGTCGCGGATCATCGCGTGAGCCTTGTCGTTCGGGTTGTCCGGGTCGCAGGCGTCGAAGCCGTCGATCAGGTATGGCTGGCGGACCTTCACCAATGCGCTCTGGCTGCGGCCGGCTGTGTCTTCCACGTCGTCGTTACCCTCAATGAGCACGCAGCAGGGCACCTCATCATCGACAGGCATCTTGCGGCGTCCACGCTTGATGTTCTGGCCGACGTTGGTCTCAAAGCCGTTGGCGACCGAGATGGTCGAAAGGCGAGCGACGATGGCTGCTGCCACATCGGAGGACTTGACGTACACGGTCATTCGATTGCCTTCCTGAGTTCTTCTTCAACTCGGTCAACGATGGCGCGTTCGAGTTCGTCACCCACGTCGTCTTGGATGGCCGCGCCAACGGTCTTGAAAAGTTGATAGACGGACGGGCCGTGCAGCGCCTTAACACCCTGACGTGACTGCTTGCGGTTGCGGTCCATCTTTCCGGAGCCACCGACACCCGTCCCGACGAACAGTACGGGGCTACCGTCGTTGTGCTTTTTACCGGGGATGGTGAAGACCGAGCGCATGGTCTTTCTAGACCCGCGCGTCACCGCGACGCTGAAGCCGGCCTGTTTGTCGCCTGCATCAATCCCACGGTCGGCGCCACCCTTTCGGTCTTCCCACTTAGGCCACGGGCCGATCTTTCGACCTCGCTCAAGACCGTCTTCCTTATCCCACTTCGACGCTTTGACCTCTTGAAGCGCACCGTAGTGACCCAAGCCTGTCAGGAAAGGGTTGCCACCCTGGGCGACAATCTCCGCAATAGGCTTACCTGCCGATGCTTCACGCACCCGCATTCTCGACCTGACGTAGGCGTCGTCCAGGTTGATCGTCTTGATCATTCGACCTCGCGCAAGCTCGTAGGTCTCGTTCGTGATGCGGTTGATTGTTTCGACCACGGCTCTACCGAGGTCTTCCGCGCGGATTGCACCGAGCCGGCCTTGCAGTGCCTCGATCTCGCTCATGTCGAGCTTGATGTCGAACGCCATCTCAGACCTTCACGACGACAAACCTGCGGATGAATCCGCTGTCAACTACCAGCGCATCGAGCTTGTACTTCGCCCCGTTGACGGTGAGCGCATCGCCCACCTTCGGGTCGAGCGAGGATTCGATGCTGGCGATGTCTTGTGTGACCGTCGTGTAGCGTTCGACGGTAGGGTTGAAGTCCAACCCTTCCAAGTGAACACCGCGTTCGATGTTCACTTGGCAGGGCACACCCCCGCGCAAAAGGGCACCCCCGCCCAGGAGGGCGAGAGCGTCCTTTGCTGCTTGCGCGAAGATGTCGTTCATCAAGAGGCTGCGGCAGACAGCTTGATGACGGCTTCAGGCAGGGTGTTCAGGTGAACCGGGTTCGATTGCGACTCCAGCATCACACCCTTGTTGAAGGGCAGAACTTCCTGCTTGGCGTAGTACGGCAGGCCGTTGGTGTTGACGGTCTCCATGTAGTCGGCCGGAGCGAAGGCGGTTTGGAACATGCCGCGCACGCCTTCTGGGTAGGCGTAGGCGAAGCCGTCTTCGATGAAGTCCGTGCCACCGACGCCGCCTTCGTAGATGTGGAAGACCACACCGCCGAATTCAAAGTCAGACTCGGACTGGTCGGTGCGACCGAACTGACCTTGCTGCCACAAGTCCCAAGCCTTCTTCATGTTGGCGTGAGCGATCAGCTTGTCGAAGAAGCCGACCGAGCACTCGACACGCACGCGAGCGAAAGAGCGTCCGCCCAACTTCTCGCGGATGGCTCGCTTGAGCTTGACACACAGCTCCTTCGGGTCTGCGGTGGTGCCGGTGGTGGCGATGTTCCAGAACTGCGTCACCTGCGTCATGCCAAACAGCGTGTACAGGTTCAGGATGGTGCTCGAACCATCGGCGTCCAGGATCAGACCCTTCAGGGCACCGACACGCTGGTACTCGTGGGTCAGGTCCAGGTTGGCCTTCATCTTGTCCAGACGCTGACGAACCACTTGGCTCATAGCCTGCACTTCGGTCTCGGAACCGAAGGCGCGCACACCCTGAACCACATCGGCCAGGATGGAGTCGCGCTGCGGCAGGTGGACCGTCGCCACAGGGATGAGCTTGCGGGTTTCGCTCTCCAGCGTCTGACCAACGCCGCCGCGCGGAGCGGTGGGCACCAGTTGCAGATTCGAGCCCTTGCGCTCGATCATCATGGTGGTGGTCGTGATGCCGTACTCTTGGAAGATACCAAGATCACCCAGGCGAGTGGGCACGCGGGGGATGTCAACGATGGTCTGGGTCAGTTGGCTGACCTGAAACGCATCGTCGTTGAAGATGTCAAACGTAGCCATGTTCAGTGTGCTCCTGAGTCAATGTGTTGGCTCACAGAGCCGGGGTTGCGATACCGGCCGTGTCGATGCCGCGGACCTTGATGCCCAGAGCCAGCAGGTCGGCTTCACCAGCGGTGTCCAGGCCGGTCAGCTCGAAGCGATTGAACTCGGCGTCCTTGTTCAGGATCACAGACTTCACATCACCAGTCACAGCGTCGGTGGCGCGGTACAGAACGCCGGCTGCGACTTCAGAGCCGTCAGCGGCGACGTTGCTGTAGGGCTTGTACTTGCCGGAGGCAGTCACCTTGCCCAGCACGGTGCCGGACTTGATGACGCTACCTGCGACAATCACAGTCACGTTGTCGCGGCTGCGTTCGCCAGGGGCTTCGGAGAGGATGAACGGCTTGACCTTCGGGCCGTTGTCGTAGATGTGGCCGGATACGGGCATGGTGGCTCCTTATTTGCGGTTGCGATGGTGCGAAGCCCAGAGGGACGCGGTAGACACCTGGGGCTTCGCAGAATTGCCGGTGTTCAACCCGTTGTGAGAAACTGACGTGTCCGTGTGGGTTTCTTCGTCGGCTTTCGCCATCGCGTCAACCAGTGCGGCGCGAACATCGGAGAGGCGGGCGCCTGCTCGGATCATTTCATCGGCCTTCTCGGGCATCTTTGCCACTGCACACAGAGACTTGATCTCAACGGCTTCTTTAGCACGCGCCTTCACGGCGTCCAGCGAGTCAAAGTTGACGGCCCAGGCTGCGGCGAACGCATCCATACCGTGAGCCCTGGCGACGGCCTCGACTTGCGCGGCCAGCGGCTCGCCTTCCGGTTCTTCAACCACATCGTGTGTTGGCTCAGGCTCAGGCTCAGGCTCAGGCTCAGGCTCCGCACCTGCGGCGAACATCGCCTTCACAGCTTCCGGGAGGTCGGCGCGGGCCATGTCGAACCGCGCCTTGGCCTTGACCTCATCAACCACCTCGGTGACGAAGCCCTTCTCCAGAGCCTCGTCGGCAGTCAGCCAAGTGTCGGTCGCCAACATCTCGGCAACTTCGTCATCGCTCAGGCCGGTGCCTGCGGTGTAAATGCCGCGCAGGCTGGAGCCGATCTTGTCCAGGGTGTCCGCGGTCTCGCGCAGTTCTTCGGCGTTACCCACGGCCATCGACCAGGGGTTGTGCACCATCAGGAATGTGTTCTTGGGTGCCACACGCTTGTCGCCGGCCATGTAGATGACCGAGGCCGCACTAGCGGCAACGCCCATGACCTTTGTCACGATCTCCTTGCCGGAGCCCTTGAGCGCGTTGTAGATGGCAAGGCCAGCAAAAACGTCACCACCCGGCGAGTTGATCTCCACGTTGATCGTCTTGGCTTCGATGCCCGCGAGGTCGCGCACAAAGTCCTTGGCTTGCACGCCCCAGAAGCCGATCTCGTCAAAGATCGACAGCGAGGCTGCTTCACCGGGCTTTGCGGCAGCTTGGAATTTGAAACAGGGTCGCATGAGCGGTTCCTTACCTAATTGGAACGCACTCTATGTCGCAAACGCCAAACTACCCCTGCGGGACAATTTCGCAACGTGTCAGGTCGATTTCATTACCCAATCGGGTTTTGAGATACGCACGAGCGCACGCGGCGAGTGGGTCAGGGTCGATCCCGGATTTCCACGCGCTCAAACCTGCGATCTTGTAAGGGAGCCTGACGTGGACCACGTAGACCGGCCCCCACCGCTCCATCACATCGGCCTCACGCAGGAATAGATGCCACGGGTCAATACCTCGACCCTCTAATTGCGCGACGATCAGATGCAGCATCTCGCTGCTCATGTCGTCAACGCGGACGGTGGTCATTTTCTAGGCCAGGATTCGTAGAGCTGGCGGGACTCCGCAGCATGGCGGTCAGCTTGTCGCGCGACTTCTGCACCGCGTTCAGCCATGCCTCGACCTCGCTCTGCCAAGTCGTTGAGTACGTCTGTGCAGGCGCTGGCGTAGGCTCGAACGCCGGCGTCGGAAGCGGCGTCGATACGCTCGGTGAGACCGGCAAAGTCCCCCCGCATCCCGGCAGTAGTGCTGCGAAGATCAAGCAGCACACGCGCGAGTTTGTCGGCCGCTTCGTCGTTGGCGTGCTGCGTGCGCTGGAACTTGTCGAGAGCATCGGTCATCCCCTTTTGGTGAGCGACCATCTCAGCGACAGCCGCGTTTGTTGCTGACAACTGCTGACTGGTTTTTCGCTGCTCGATGCGTGCGATCTCGGCGCCGAGCCTCCATCCGTTCGCCGCCCAGCCGCCGAGCGCGCCTGTGGCGATTGCCGCGGCAATGGGGATGAGCGTAAAGCGGTCGATCACGGCTTGACGAACGCCACCGCGGCGTTGTGGTTGCGTTGGAACTTCGAGCGCAACTCTCGGCGCTGCTCATCCGAACCCCGCTCGTGTGCACCTGGGCGCCAAGTTCGCAGGTACAGGCGCCACGCGCTCTCTGCGTCGGTCGGCATCGGCAGTTCAAGTGGGTCGGTGTAGATCAGCAAGCGGGCGAAAGCGGCCCCCAGCACATCGTCAAATGCCATGCGCTCCCAGACTGCTCTGCTCTCGGCGTTGACACCACGCGCAGTGCAGATGCGACCGGCGTGGCCGCGGCTGGCCTTGTGTTGGAGTACACCCAGCACGCCGCCTGCCCGCTCAAACTGCCAGAACGACAGCGCCGGCCCGAGGGTGGTGTTCTTGCCACCCTTCTCCAACTGGTCGCGGTGCTCGAAGCGCGACTCTTGCATCCCGAAGGTCAGCAGCAGCACGCGGGCGCTCGGCGTGTCCATGACTGATGGCAGCAGAGCCAGAGCAGGCTCGATGGCCGTCTTGGTGATGTGTTCAAACAGATCGCTCACGAGCGGCCTTTCTTGAGCGTGTAGTCCGGCGCTCCGGTGCGCCAGTCCGACGATGTTGCGAGTTGGCTGGCGACGAGCGCGGTCAGCAAGATGAGTTGCCCGAGGTCTTCATGACGGGGGAAAAGCCAGGGTGACAGCGCCGAGCAAAAAGCCCCGACGAACACAAGCAGGTATCTCAACTGGAAGGCCACACGGGTGTGGCCCATCCTCGATTTGTTGAGGCGACACAGAGACACGTAGCTCAGTGCGAACGAGAAGATCGAGATGCCCACGTCTACCGTCGTCATCACTCACCTCGCTTTGGTAGCATCGCCAGCAATCTCTCAGAGCCCCAGGCGACGACGCGCGGCCAGTCGTGACCTATACCTGCGATGGAGACGGAAACCGGAGCCAGGAGCCAGTGCACAGAGTCAAGCTGCGCCCAGATGTTGATGATCTCGGCCACCCCTGTTGTCACCAGAGAGGACAGCCCGATCATGAGTGTCACAAAGCCGATGGCGCCGAAGCGCGGAAGCTCTTGGATGCGCAAAAGCGCGATACCCGAGCCCACGGCCGCGCCGATGATGATGACCGAGTAAGCACCGAGAAAAGTCGCCAGAGTTGGGCCAACGAAGACCGTGAACCCAGCTATCAAGGCACTCACCGGGTCGAGTGAGTTCGGTTGCTGCATAGACTGCTATCCCATTTTCAGGTTTAGCGCATTGTCCGTTGGCAACCTTGATCGTTTATGCGGGACTTTTTCGCAATATGCCGCACTCACAGTGCTGCGTCCACCTTGGTCTGGATCTGGAAGATGGCTGTCAGCTCGGCGTGCAACTCAGCGCGAACAGCAGCGCGGTTTTATTTATATAATTGAGGCCAATACCGGCACTGCAACTCCTAATACGTTTGAAGCCATATCCTGCCAACTGGGTTCACCACGTTTGAGATACCAGTCGTGAATAACTTCCTTGGAAGCTGCAACGATCAAAGTAACGGCAACCGCATAAACCAGAGGAAGCACCAGCATCAGCAGGGTACAGATCACTGCACAGTACAGAGCATGGTTTGCCTTGTCTTGTGGGAGCTGTGGAAGATTCATAGGTACTCCTTATGCCCAAACTCGGGATGGTGTTGATGGGTAAACAGTGTAGGGCTCAAGGGTTGAGCCATCCTCGTCCGGCATGAGGAATACGTTGACGTGCCAACCATCGAGCGTCTCCGTGATGGGCTGGCCTTGGTCGTCCATCTCGCCGGTCAGCTTGGTGATCTGGCCGATGGTGTCGATGTTGCGGAAGTTTGGCGTGCTGTACGCCTCGTTGAGAATATTGCCATCAGCATCCAAGATAGCCAGATGCTCGGTGTATAGGGCTGACTTGGCTTGAGCTTCGTCAGTGAATTTTAGGCAGATGTTCATGATGATCCTCATGCTGTAAGGGCTTGCAACTCGGTATTGCTCAGACGCTTAGGGTAGTAAGAGAGTTTCTTGATTGTCCCATTTAAGCTATAAGAACTTCCCGACAAGATCCCAACACTAAGTGCTGATGCATTTCCATAAGGAGTAGAGAATGAGCCAGCTACGGGGATACTCCCAGATAGGGAGATTGAAAGACTTCCACTACCATATGCAGTTGTGATTTTAGCCCCTGGAAAGTACGTCCCCGTGGCAGTTATTTGCGCAGTATCAAAACAAGATACAGTACCGTTTGGGTTTATAAATGCAATGTGACCATTGCCATCTATTCCAGCAATCCCCCTGACGTTTCCACCATACTCAGCATACGAGTCCATAAAGAATGTACCCTCATCCTGCCGAAACCAGCTACTGAAATTCGCACCCGCCATTACCGCAGCATCAGCAGCACGAGTTACCTGTGCTGCGGTTGTGGGGATGTAGGAGGTTGGGAAAGCTCCCGCTTCTAATTGAGCACCCCATACATTGAGGGTTTCGCCCCCAGTTGCAACCATTGCACCATTACCAGATGCATCCGCAAAATACACCACAAAGTAGTCTGTGACAGAGGCTGTTACATAAGTAGACACGCAACGATACCAACCACCACCAATATCAGTAATTGTTGCGCTGCCTCCAACAACAGTTTTCATGACTGTTCCGTTGGACACATTGAAGGCAGACCCGCCCATGTAAAGGTAACCGTAAGTTCCAGCTCGCGCATACACTGAAGCGGTATATTTTGCTCCTGCTGTTACTGTTATGGCTTGGTAATACCCACGGTTTGCCCACGCCCCAGCAGTCGCTTGCAATGTCGTGCCAGCAAGAACCCCATCCGGCGCAACAATGTTGTTCGAGTAGCGGGTGACATTGCTCGAAATCCAGCCAGAACCGACTGCGCTCTGAGTAACAAGGTTCGTCCTCTGCTCCTCAATCAACAGCCCCAGGCTTTCACCCGTCACAGGGTTATGGTCGAAGCGAGGGACGCCAGATGGAGCAGTCTGAAGAACTGGCTGGTACTTGGTGATAGGCCGGTCTGTGGTGGGGATGTAGGCTGTTACTTGACTGCGTTGTTCTAGTTGGGCGCCCCAGATGTAGATTCCCGATATGCCGTCACCCGTTACAGACTGGTTGGCTACGGTGATAGAGGCAGTTGACGCAAAGATTCGCACTCGGTCACTGCCGCCTGCAACAGCGACGGCGATCCGATGCCAACCACCGCTCATTGATGCCGAAGTGACAACGCATCCCGTGCCTTGCAGCGTGACCGTGCCAGTAGAAAGGTCAACACCAGCTAAGACGCCAGTGTTTCCGAGGGACACACCAAGATGATTTGCGGTGTTTGCTTTCGCATAGATTGAGAACATCGCAGGAGCTGCAACAGCCGGGATTTGTTGCAAGTACCAGATACCGCTTGAGCCGCTGGCGGTAACAAGCGAATCAGCAGTAGACGTACCATCTGGCGCGGTGGTTGTGTTGGCCGTGACCGTTACGGACACTTGACCCCAAGCTGCATTATCAAAATCCTGACTGTACTTCAGCAGGTTCTCTTCAGCCTTCGCCTGCGTCACGCCATCCCAATAAGTTGCCGTGGATGCACGGGTGAACGTGATGCGAGGATCGAGCTGCTTGGTATTTGCAAAGTCCAGATTCAAACTTGGCTTGATATTCGGAAACTTAGATTTAATACTCATAGGTATACCTTATGCCAGCGTGATGGTTGCCGAGCGTGTCACCCCATCAGAGCCACGAACCAAGACTTTCAAGCTGGTGTTGCTTTCAAGCTGGAACGACATATCCCCATTGGTGCCAAGCATCGGGGCTGCGGCAGTTGGTTGGCAAACCATGTTGCCAGATACTTCCAACTTACCCCCGGACGACTTGGTTGATCTACCAACAAGCACGTCACCCGCAAAGTAGTTGATATGGTCAGCCTTGGTTTGGTAGACCCCGTACTTGTTTGTTACTACTCCAGCTCCTGACACTGTTACGCCATCTAGGTAAGCATCATAATAAGAGCCTACTGTTTGCGTTCCGGTGGCGTTTCCAATAGTTGCATTGGTGTATAAGCCACGGGCATTTGTAATAACTGCCGTTGTTCCAGCAGCTACCATATTGATGGTTGAGTAATACCCAGTTGCTTCGACAATTGTTCCAGATTGGTTTGCGATTGTTGAGCTTACGCCAAACGCTTGCCCGGTAGCTACAGTAGATGGTACTGCAATGCTGTGCTGGACTATAGACCTGAACCCCGCCAAGTAACTAGAGGGATTAGTATTATTCCCTACATCTAGCGCATTGTTTCTCCGCACAATGGCCTGGAAACCGTTCAAGGCTACTCGACCTCCAGGATCGAGAGTGTAGCCGTTGAGGACGGATTGGTAACCGGTAGCAAACATCGACCCCCCACCAGCAGGGATTCGATCATCAACAAAAGTACCGTAGAAGTAGTTACCCGCAGCAGTCTGCGCTGCATTTGCTGATGCCGAGAGCTTAAATTCCGGTGGAAATACAAAGCTACTGATAGGCACCACAATACCATTCACCACCCTGCTCCCAAAAGGCCCAGTCAGTGACAAACCACTCAGAGTAGGTGAGTCCGTACTGAAAGCCAAAGGCCCAAGATACTGATTCAACGGGATCTGGTTCGGCCCTGTGCCAATGTCAGACTGGATCACAGCATCCACACCACCTTCTTGCAGGGTGGTGGGATTGACTGTGCCACCAGTGATCGTCTTGTTGGTCAGCGTGGCGACTGCTGCGCGCTCTGCAAAAACGTGCGCTGTCGTGGCTATCTGCGTGGTATTGGTGCCAACCGCTGCTGTCGGGGCGGTCGGTGTGCCAGTCAGCGCGGGTGACGTGAGCGGTGCTTTGAGGACTAGCGCTGTCTGTGTCGCGGTGCTGACGGGCTTGTTCGCATCGCTGGTGTCGTCCACGTTACCCAGCCCAACGTCACCCTTAGCCAGCGTGACCGCCCCGGTCTTGCCTGCGACGCTTTGCACGGGTGCAGCGGCTGCGGCTTCTGCTGTGGTGGCGTACTGAGGGTGCGGGTCTGATGCGGCTGTGTGGGCAGTGACTGCGGCGACTGCGGTGCCTGCGGGATCGGCCCCTGCCTGTTCCGCGTCGTGGGTGTGGGTGCTTGGTGGGAAGGTTGCGGGCTTGCCGGTCACGCCATCCCAAGGCACTGCATCGGCGCTGTCGGCGGCGCCTACTTTTCCGTCTCCGTCGGCGTCATAGCGGGACGCCAGCATGTCGCCGCGCTGCGCCCACTGCGCGGGGGCAGCAGACACCAGCATCCACTCGCTGTTGTTGTCTTGTTGCAAGCAGTATTTGCCCACGTCTTCGGCAAGCACGGCGATGGCCGCGCGTGCTGCGGCGTTGGCTACGCGCCAGTTTTGCGGCGCGTGAATTTCACCCGCAGGGATTTGTACGTGTTCCATTTTTCAAGTCACTTTCACATATTCGCCATTCACCATCACGGGCTCGCCGTCCACCGTGACAGAGCCGACTGGCAGGCCGCTCGGGAACCACGCTTGCATCTGTGCGTAGCTGGCGCGCGCCCATTGCCCGCTCTGTTGCACCAGGAACTCAGCAGGCACAGCGGATGTGGCGGCGGGCAGGCTGTCAATGTCAAACGGCGGCACCGCACCAGCAGCGCCGCCGGCGCCACCAGGGCCACGGTCGCCGCGCGCGCCTTTGGGGCCGCGCAACTCCACCAGATCGCCCCAGCCGCCTTCGGGCTTTTCAAAGCGCAGCTTGGTGCCCTGCCACTCGTGGGCGGGCATGGGGCCGGTGTCGCCTTTTTCTCCCTTCTCGCCCTTGGCTCCGCGAGGGCCAACCTCGCCTTGCGGGCCTTGCGCGCCGCGTGCGCCGCGTGCGCCGCGTGCGCCGGGTAGGCCGTCATCCCCGTTGCGGCCATCTTTGCCGTCTCGCCCCGCAGGACCAGGGTCGCGCGCCAGTTTGTCAAAGCGCGAACGCAGGTCACACAGACCTTTCGTGAGCAGCGCGATGAGGTCCAGGTCAGAGTTGCGCATTTCCAACCACCGCATCTACGATGCGCTCAGTCAACGCGAGGCGCTGACGCTCGATGTCGGATGTATCTTTGGGTTCGCGCCGCAAGACTTCGGTCTGCGCCTCAAGTGCGGCGACCTGAGCGCGCTCCAGCACGTTCGGCGGGGCGCTGTACTCGTCATCATCAATCGCGTCTTCTTCCGGGTCGTCTTGCGGCTCGGTGGGAGTGCCTGCCGGCACGACTTCCCCTTGAAGCAGGCCGAGTTCTTCTTCGCGCTCGCGGTCGGCCGCGCGTTCCTCGTCCACCATGTCGGGGTCTTCACCCCGCTCACCGATGACGCTGGAGCGGCTGCGGAAACCTGCATCCACTTCGAGCTTCTTGCCTTGCGGGTCTTGCACCGGGTGAATGTGAGCCCAGCCGTGCGGCGCCCACTCGACGCGACGCACCGAGTCGGCCTCATCGAGGTCAATCTTGCCCACAAGCACTGCGGCATCGACGCCCCAAACGAGCGTCTTCTGGCAGAACTGCGGGATGATGATTTGCCACTGTCGCTGCTCTGCGTGGCGCCGGAACTCGTTGATGATGACGCGCAAAGTGCGGTCAGACACATCCTTGATGTCGCCCGAAAACACCTCATACGGCAGGCCCGACGCTGCGGCGGTCCCGAGGTGTTGGGTTCGCATGTAGTCGGAGTAGTTCGTACCGGCCTCTGGCGGGTTACTCCACTCCACCCCTTGCCCGTCATCCAACTCCTGCACCAATCCAGGTTGCAGGCCCACCAATGGGGTGCCGTCGCTGCCGTGATCGAAGGGCTGACCTGTCAGACCGTCCAGTTCCTCGTCACCGGTGAGCGCGGGTAGCTTGCGCGTGATGAACGCGACAACGAGGTTCGCCAACTGCTGACGTGTCAGCGTGGCGTCGTCGTAGTTCTCGATATTGCGCAGACGTGCCAGGATGGGTGCCAGCATCGAGACGCCGCGCAGTTGGCCTGGGCGGATCGGCTCGAAGACGTGGATCATGTCGGACGCGGCCACGCGCACCAACTCGTCGGCGCTCACGCTCCCGCCCGTGTTGTCGCCGGGGTGCTCTTTGTAGACCCAATACGCGATGCGTCGGCCGCGCTTGTTGAACTCGATGCCGGAGCGAATCTTGTTCCCGGCAGGCAAGCCGTTGTAGGTGTCTGCGTCCAGCAGCGGCACCATGTCAGCCTCGATGACTTGGTACTGAACCGGCAGTACCAGACCTTCATCTGCGAAGCGCGCACGGCGGCGCACGAACACTTCGCCGCTGTCCAACCAGGAGCGCACGGCGAGCGTTTGCAGACCGAAGTAGTTGAGCACGCCGTCTGCGTCGCACTCAGCCCAATGGTCGTTCATCAGGTCGATGATTTCCTGCTTGCGCTTCTTGTCGAGCACACGCTTGAAACGCGGTGTGATCCCGATGCCGATGAGGTTTGTCGTCCACTTCTGGACACCACTGGCACCGGACCAGTCGTTGCGCGACGAATCGCGTGCACGGTTTCTGATGGTCTGAAGTCCGGCGATAGCCCGGTTGGGGCCACTTGCCGGAGGGTTCCAACCTGCCATCCGACGACCGTGCGAGGCTGCGTCGTAGCGTGCCTTCACATCGGCGGGGGCCTGTTGCCTCTGGAACGCCTCGACGGCAGCACGCGCCACCAACGTCTCGGGCTTCGGCGGGCGACCGCGGCGTGCTGCCATCAGTACCCCCGACCCGTCTGCACGAGGTAGGTCTGCTTCGGACGGCGTTGGCCGGTCGCAGCAGCGTTCTGTGCGTTGAGTTGCGCCTGGAGGTTGTCGCGTGCGCGGATCAACGACTCCGAGGTGTTGTAGATGACTGTCTGCCCACCGACCGTGACAGAGCGAACTCCGCGCTTAATCGCGTCGTTGAGGTTGTCGATGTCGAGTTGGGTCACTGCCATAGTGACGCGAATGTAGCGTTTGGCAGTCCGCAAAGCCCTGCGGGACAATTTCGCAGAAAAAGAAAAGGACTTTCTGCGGAAAGTCCTTTTGGCGTTTGGCACCGGGGCCGTTGCACCCGGTTCGGTCGTCAGGACTTCCACCTGCCCTTGGTGTGCGGAATTTCACCGCAGCGATAGCCCTACTGCTTCGGCCTATTGGCTCAACGTCTGCCCGGAGGCAACTTCAGACACTCTCACCATCATCTCAGCGGGCCAGATCGTCTGGCCGGGGGCCGCTATCGGCGCGTAGCATCCATGCCCCTCGGGTAGCTCACCCGTACACATCGCGTCAGTGCACGCCGCTGAGATGATGGCCCGCTGCAAGCGGTTCATCATCGTCGGTATTTGGAGCCTTGCCGACTGGCTCACCGTGGGGCTTTGTTGGAGAACGCTGCTGCCACTGGTCAAATGTATGGCAAACGCCAAACTATCGCAAGTAGGGTGACGGCGCAGAGCGACGCTTTCGCGCAACACCGCGCGGCGGAAGCACCTGTACTTCTTGCTGTTTTTCCTCAACCGCTATGTTGGCCTTCATCTCGCGTCGGTCTTCGACTGCGATGACCTCGCTGTTCAACTCAAGCGGCGCAATCCAGGCCGGCACGCGGCTCCAGTCGGTCACCTTGTCCAGCCCCAGGCGCAGCAGCCCCGCGCGGATCATGCGGCACAAGTCGAACGATTCGTTGCGCTTTCTGATCTGACTCCAAGTGCCGTTCGGTTGGCGCACTTCCGATTTCAGTTCATCGTAGAACGATCCGGGCAACCACCCATCCGGGTTCTTGGTCGGGTGCTTCGCGGGAGGGAAATGGATGTACCCCGGCCCAGGCGTGTCGCGGCGCAGACCTGCGTCAACCGCGTCAGACAGCAGGTGAGGGTTGCAAACAAACAGCGGGATGTCAGGCTTGGTCTTGCCACCCCGCGCCCCGACCATCGACTCCTTGATGATGGGTGCGCTCTTGAGGCTGGCACCCTTGTAGAGCATCACCCGGCCGGCCATGCCCGCGCGGCGCACGCGGCGATACCACGAGTAGGCGTTGAAGGTCACGCCGTCTTCGCCACCGGTGTCAACCACCACCAAGCGAGCGCGAATCTCACGACCCTCGACGGGGGTGCGCCACGTGGCCCGCAGCAGCTTCTCGGTCAGCACGTCCCAATCCTCGGGGTGGGATGCGGGGTCGATGGGTGCAAACTCGTCACCCATCCCCTCGCGCGCAGACCGCTTGATCTCGTGGCGGTCCACCAGGGCTTGCTCCATATGCGGGCCAACTGCGTGCACCTGGGCGACAAAGCGCGACGTGATGCCGCCCTGCACGTCCACTGAGACGATCACACAGCGCGTCCATTCCGGCACCACGTATCGCTCCAGGTCGTCATTGGCCTTGTCCTCAACCGCCCCGCCACGGCTCTGGGACTCGACCAAGTGGCGCGAGATGTACGGCATCCCTTGATCGGTGTTGACCGTGGTCTTCAAAGTTTCCTCGCTGCCGGTCAACGAGTAGTCTCGAAGCCCCTGCAAGTACCGCTCCACCAGGGACGACCACTTCTGGTAAGTCGCCGCCACCCCGCCGAGCCAATACCCCGCGATGGTGCTGGGTGCGGCATCACCGACGATCTCGCGCTCTGGCGTGAGGCTCTGGCCTTCGGCCAGCCAGATGCCGCCTTTGTTCAGGTCCGTCTTGTGCTTGGCGTCTATGAGCGACCCGCAATGCGGGCAGACGATTCGTGCGCCCCACTCCGCGGCCATGCGGGGGATGCTCATGGTGCGAACAGACTCCAACAACTCCTGCTCGGTTGGCAAGTGGAACAGATCGAGCCCTGGTGCGGCCTCGAAGTGGTCGCGGCAATCTGGGCATTGCCAGTACCACCGGCGTCGGTCGGACCTGTTGTATAGACCGAGGATGCCGGTGACAGGGGGCGCTTCGTGCGGCGTGCTCGGGCGCCAATTGGGCACCTCAATCTCAATGCCGGGGCTGGACTCGGCCAAGCACATACCTCGGCTCAAGAACGTCGTCGTGCGTTTGCGCGCGAGGTCGAACAGCGGGCCTTCGCCGTCCACGTTCTCGGCGTTCTCGATTCGGTCCAGGTCGGTGATGGCGACGTAGCGGTAGGTCGAGCCCGAGACGTTGGAAACCGTAGGCCACGCGATGCGCAGGAACATCCCATGCCGAAACATCGTATCAAAAGTGTTCGAGTCGATGGCCCGCTTCGACTTCATCGCAGTCACGTTAGGGCTGTTGCGAATCGCTCTATCTACGTCCGTCTTTGAGAACTCACGCGCCTTCTCGCGCGACATCTGGATGAACAGCATGTCGCCAGGATCATTGACGACGTTGTGCGCCATCCAACCCAACAAAAGCCCCGCAGTTTTGCCGGTGCGCGCCGGACCAACGAAAACAGTAGCTTCGTGCCGCCTACTCGACAGCATGTTCATTGGCTCGACCATGTACGGCGTCTCTGCGCTGCTCCACGGACCACCGGGCGCCCCCGGCTGCTTGATCTCAAGGTTGCTCTCGGCACCTTCGGCCACGCTCACCCGCTTGGGTGGCTTGAGGGCTTGCCAGCCAGAGCACAGGTCGTTGAGTGCGACGACGAAGTGGTCCTGCTCGCTCATTCGTCGCCCGCCAGCATGTGCAACTCATCGCCCAGCCCTTCGAGGATCGCGTCAATCTGAAGTCCGATTTCCTCTGCGGCGTCCGGCGAAAGGTTGATCTTGCGTTCCAGGGTGTCCGGGATCGACCGAAGGGTCTGAGCGATGGATGCCAACATCGTTGCAGCGGCTTGTTGTACGGCCTCGCGGGACACGTACTCGCCCGACTTGACCTTGAAGTCCAGCTCATTGAGGTCGGCCTTTGCTTTCTCGTTACGGGCCTTCTCGCGCTCGTAATCAACCACCTCCTGCGGCTTCACATAGCCGGCAGGTTTGCGGCCCCCGTTCTCACGGTAGCCCCCTCGCCCGCTTGGGCGGACGGAGCCGTTGCTGTCCAGGTCGAAGTCTGCGTGCATTTTAGCATTATGCGTCTTTCGCACTTGCGAAACAAGGGGGCTCCACGCTACTTTTGTCAATATCGTTTAGCTATAAGAAGCGGACGCCTTAATAGCCGCAGGTTATAAGGCGGCGGAATTTGTACCTAAGTTTGAAATTTTGCCAATAAGCGTTCCTCGGGCCTCTCCGTCCC